CTGGCATTGGCGGTCAGGTCCTCGGCGAAGGGTACGCAGTTGAAGTCTTTGGCCATGCGGACGATGTGGCGCTCTGCGGCGCGGCGGCCTTCCGCCTTCTCGATGGCGATGATTTCCCTGGCGGCCTCGATGTGATCGAACTGTTCCATGCTGCTACCTCTCGGTCGGTTGCTGTCCGGCATTGCTTGCCGTGTTGAGATCATCTTAGGTTAGCGTTAGAACTAACGCAATCATAAGAAGTAGAAACCCGACGAACGGTAGTATTTAAATTTGCAAATCTGTATCGGGCTGGCAGATACTTCGCTCCACCAGCTCACCTGCTGGACCAGTACAGCCTGGAAAGACGGGCGGACAGCCGGAGAGACGGCCCGATCACCTCCCACGGCTCCTGGCGGAAAACGGGAGGCTGCATCGGAAAGAGGGCGGCCCGTGCAAAAAGCTGAGCAGGGCGCACGAGCAATGCGAACGGCCGGACGCAGTGCGCCATAGCTGTCAGGTTCCCTCTTTCCAATGCAGAACATGGCGAAAGCCGGAAGTCTGAAAGCCAGCCACCCATGAGGTGCTTTCTGCGGTCCCCAATGCTGGATAGGGCCGCCCCCAAGGGTCACGGGGAGAGTGTTGCGGAACGCCGGTCCAACAAGCAGACCTTAAACCCAGGCGTGACGGCTCGGAGAGACGAGCACTGAACAATGCAGCACCCGCCGTTCGGGCATGAGCAGCAGCGCGGGAGCTTCACGAGTGGCACGACACGATCCCGTTGGTCTCATGCGGATGCGGGTGGAAACAGCGCCAGACCATGGCGATACCCTGGCAAGCCGGTGGAAGTCCGGCCCGATCACCTCGCCATCCCCTCGGGTAAGCTGGCGAGGCTGCATCGGAGAGGGCAATGGGTAGCTCAGCGCGGTAGAGCAGCGAGCGCAAGCGGTCATGAACGCGAACGCTCATCCCCCCATGCAGGTCGCGGGTTCGACCCCCGCCTCATTGCCTTCCCCGATGCAGATGTACCCCACTCGTCCAGTTGGTCAGGACACCATGAACCGGAGCGCCGAGGATCGCCGCCGACCTTGCACAGCGGCGGAAGGATGCGGAGCGAAGGGTAGTGTCAGGATGTTGCGTAAGTGCTGCGCAATTGAATGCCGCGAGCCGTGGAGACCGTGGTTCGATCCCACGGTGGGGCGCCTAATCCCCGTCAACTCACTCCGGGGGCCGGCTCTGAGGCGAAGGAAGCGCCAAGGAGTAACGACGTGGAATTGCCCGCCATCGGCGCAAGGGCATGCTGGCGGGTAAGCCGCCCTTGAAATTCTAGAGGTTGACGCCGGCAATCATGGCCAGAGGTCGAGGGCCGGCGCCTGACTTATCAGTGATCCAGCTCACAATGGGCGATCACTTCGTATCAGACAGGCGATCCCCCGGCGGGGGCGTGCAGTCAGAGCGCAACGCTATCACATGCGCGACCGCGCCAGCTCTCGACCACACGTAGGCTTTCCACAGCGACACATCGTACAGTTCCACTCCGGCCAAGCGACAGGCATCTTCAAGAGCGCCACGCCAGCCCACATATCCCAGGTCAACCTCGACCGCGTCGGGAGGAACCTGGGGCTCCCCCGTGATGCGCTCGGTGTCTTGGAACCGGAAAACCCCGTTCCCCATCTCCACCACGGTGAACTCGATAGCCGTTTGCACTATATCCGCTCCGTTTTTACAATCGAAACAGTCACGCCTGAATCACCATCTCAGGCGATTCGTCAATACCGGAGTCGGATCAACGAGTTATGCCCACGAAGCGCGCGCAAGATGCAGCGGCATCCCCGAAGAAACCCAGGCCCCTGACGCCCAAGCAGCAGGCTTTCGTGGACGAGTATCTCGTTGACATGAATGCAACGCAGGCGGCCATCCGCGCGAAATACAGCGCCAAGACCGCAGGCCAGATCGGCGAGAAGCTGCTGAAAAAAGCTGAAATCGCCCAGGCCATCGAGGCAGCACGCAAGGAGCTGTCTGCACGGACGCAAATCACGCAAGAAATGGTGCTCAAACGCTGGTGGGAGATCGCCACCGCTGACCCGAACGAGCTGATCCAGCATCGCCGCGTCTGCTGCCGGCATTGCTATGGCCGGGACCACGCCTACCACTGGAAGGACGAGGCCGAGTACGAGCGCGCTTGCGACAACGCCGCGAAGGATGACCGCGAGCCGCCCAGCGACGAGGGCGGATACGGCTTCGACCCGACCCTGCCGCCGCATCCCAGGTGCCCGAAGTGCTTCGGCGAAGGGCACGGCGATGTATTCGTGGCCGACACCCGCCACCTCGGCCCGTCAGCCCGAGCGCTCTACGCCGGCGTGAAGGTCACGAAGGAAGGCTTGGAGATCAAGATGCAGGACCAGGGCAAGGCCCTGGAGAACGTCGCGCGCCACCTGGGCATGTTCAACGACAAGCTGACCCTGAAGGGCGACGCGGAGAACCCGATTGCGCTGCTGCTGCAACAGGTCTCCGGCGCCACGCTGAAGCCATCCGGCCAGGGAGGCGATCAGTGAAGCCAGGGCTGCGCGATCTTTTCGGCGCCCAGGTACAGCGCCGCGCAGGCCAGGGCCGTGCGCTTGCTTATCTCGGTCTTCCCCGTCTCCATCGCCCTGTAGGCGTTCTCGGTCATGCCGAGGGCGGCCGCCGCGCGCCGTTTGCTGAGCTTCATGGTGCCGCGCCACGCGGCCAGTTCTTCGGGCTTCACTCCACCACCACCATAAAATGCGCTATTGGAGCCGGGAATATAGCTCAGTTTCTGCGCTTTCGCGCGTCGCTACGTGAAATCTGGCCACCAGCGTGGGGGATTGCCCAGCGCTTTTCGCGTAGGAGCGGGCTGCTGGCCTGCCGCCTGGGCTTTCATCGCCATCAGTTCCGAGAGGAGCGCGACATCCGCGTCCAGCTCATCACCGGCGGCGAGCCACTGACCATCGGCGAGGAGATGCGCTGGAGCTGCAAGCGATGCGGCGTGACCTTGCTGGTCGCTCGCTGGTTCAAGTCGGCGCACCACCGGCGAGTGTGGGAGATGCTTCAGTGAGCGCCCGCGTCGGCATCGACCTCGACTTCCGCCCGAACACGCCCGAGGAGCTGGCGGCCTGCCTCGCTGATCCATGGTGGCGCCTGTGCTCCGGCGCCCTGTACAAGATCATCGTCAAGACCGAGGGCGATGGCGAGGACGGCCTGGTTCTCCCGTTCCGTCCCAACCGCGCCCAGCGCCGCCTGCTGAAGAACCTGCACACGCGCAATCTGATCCTGAAGGCGCGCCAGCTCGGTTTCACGACGCTGATCGCGATTTTCTTCCTCGACTGCGTTCTGTTCCGGGCGAACGTGCGCGCCGGCATCATCGCCCAGGACCGGAGCGCGGTGGAGACGATCTTCCGCGACAAGGTGAAGTTCGCCTACGACAATCTGCCGGACGCCCTGCGCGAGGCCATGCCGCTCGCCGTCGAGAGCAAGACCGAGCTGCTGTTCGCCCACAACAACAGCAGCATCCGCGTCGGCACGTCCATGCGCTCCGGCACGATGCACTACCTGCACGTCTCCGAGATGGGGAAGATCGGCGCCAAGTTCCCCGAGAAGGCCAAGGAGGTCGTCACGGGCTCCATTCCTGCCGTGCCTGATGACGGCATGCTGTTCATCGAGAGCACGGCCGAGGGCCAGGAAGGCGAGTTCTACAACCTCGCCATGCGCGCCAAGCGGCTGGCGGACGGCGGCAAGCGCCTGACCAGCAAGGACCTGAAGTTCCACTTCTACCCCTGGTGGGGCGAGATGACGTATCGCTCCGACCCGGACCTCGTGGTCATCACCCAGCGCGAGCACGAGTATTTCGACGAGATCGAGGCGAAGACAGGCGCCGTGATCGACATCGAGCAGCGCGCATGGTGGATCGACACGCGCGACAGCCTGTTCTCCGGCCAGGACGAGAAGATGTGGCAGGAGTACCCGTCCACCCCGGACGAGGCGTTCAAGAAGTCGCTCGAAGGCTGCTACTACACCCGCCAGATCGTCGCCGCGCGCAAGGAGCGCCGGATCGGCGTCGTGCCCTACATGCCCGGCTATCCGGTCAATACCTACTGGGACATCGGCGCCGGCGACGGGACCGCCATCTGGTTCCATCAGCACATCGGCCAGCAGCATCGGTTCATCAAGTTCATGGAGGGCTGGGGCGAGCCGTACTCCTACTTCGTCGGCCAGATGCAGGCGCTCGGCTGGGTTTGGGGCACGCACTACCTGCCGCACGACGGCGCGCACATCCGCCAGGGCATGGACGCCAACCTGTCGCCGCGCGAGCAGTTGGAGAAGCTGGGGCTGAAGAACATCGAGATCGTTGACCGCGTGCAGGAGCTACAACACGGCATCCAGGCAGTCCGCGACATCTTCCCGGCCTGCTGGTTCGACGAAGAAGGCTGCAAGGAGGGCATCGCTCACCTTGAGCTGTACCGCAAGAAGTTCAACACCACGACGCAGACGTTCACCGACCAGCCGCTCAAGGACATCCACACCGAGGGCGCCGACAGCTTCCGGCAGTTCGCCCAGGGCTACAAGGTCGTCAACGTCCGCGCCGGGCAGCGGCCGAAGCGGAAGGTCAGCGCGAGGGCTGTTTAGTGGCCCGAGTGTTGCTAAAATCGAAACGACCTGCAAAATAGCGGAACAAAACGGGGGTATCGGCGTGCAACTGATCGAAGACTGGCGGAAGGCGTGGAAGATGGCGAGCGTCCGCATCGCTGTCGTGATCATCATCCTGAACGCCGCCCTGGCGCTCCTCCCGCAGCTCGGCCTGTCGCCGACCGCCTACGCCATCCTGAACAGCGCCCTCGGCACGCTCGTGGCTATCGCCCGCGTCGTCCGCCAGCCGGGCCTGCACACCGACACCACGACCGAGGACCGCCAGCAGTGAGCACCCGCATCGCCCTGGACCTGACCAAGCACGCATTCCGCCGCCAGCACGGCGACATCACCGTCTACGGCACATGGTTCGGCGAGCAACAGCGCCCGGCCCTGGTGCTGGTCCCGAGCTACCGGGAAGGCTTCGAGCGCGTCACCCCTTGCGTCGTCCCCCTGGAGAACGCCTGGAAGTGGAGCGAGGAGGTCGGCGACCATCAGGACGCGGTACAGACCGCATTCCAGTTCGCCGAGTGCCTGGGCCTCGACGGCTTCAACCGCTTCACCCTCATGCGCATCCTGTCCATCGTCCGCGACGAGCTGGGCGAGCTGCTGAAAATCCCGCCCAAGCCTACCGAGTCCGTAGTCGTCGCCGATGCCTTCCGCACCGACCAGAACGGCAACGTTCGCCACATCGAGATCAAAGAGCATGTTTGACGCCGACCACATGCAGGGCCCGGACATCGCCGCCGCGCGCGTCAAGAAAGACGACGCATGGTCGCGCAACGCCAACGACAACCCGGCGCCGAAAGGGAAGAAGGCGAACCAGCTCGATAGCGAGCGCATGAAGCGCTTCCACTGCGAAATCCTGGGCATCTACGAGCAGGAGCTGGACCGTCAGGCCGAGAACCGCGCTCAGATGGCGGTGGACGAAGACTTCTACGACAACATCCAGTGGACGCCCGAGGACGCCCAGGTCCTGCGCGACCGTGGCCAGGAGCCGCTGGTCTACAACGTCATCACCCAGGCGCTGAACTGGGTGATCGGCACCGAGAAGCGCGGGCGCTCCGACTTCCGCGTGCTACCGCGCCGCAAGGAGTCCGGCCGGCAGGCCCGCCGCAAGACCCAGTTGCTCAAGTACCTGGGCGACGTGAACCGCACACCGTTCCACCGCTCGCGCGCCTTCGAGGATTGCGTGAAGGTCGGCGTCGGCTGGCTGGAAGACGGCGTGCAGGACGACGGCGACGAAGAGCCCGTCTACTCGCGCTACGAGTCCTGGCGCAACATGCTGTGGGACAGCGCCTCGACCGAGAAGGACCTGAGCGACTGCCGCTATGTGTTCCGCTCCAAGTGGGTGGACCTCGACGTGGCCGAAGCCATGTTCCCGAAGCGCATCGGCATGCTGCGCACCTCCGCCCGCGACACCGACAGCTACGGCATCGACACCCAGGGCGATGAGGCGATGGACTCGGCCGAGATCGAGCTGCAAGACTACAGCAGCTCCCGGTCGAACCTGCGCGAGTACCAGCGCAACCGCGTGCGCCTGATCGAGGGCTGGATACGCCGGCCCGTCACCGTCAAGCAGATGTACGGCGGCGAGTTCAAGGGCGAGGTCTACGACAAGTACAGCCCAGGCCACCGCGCCGCCATCGAGGCCGGCGAGTCCGTGGTCGTGGACAAGATCATGATGCGGATGCACGTCTGCATCTTCACCTCGTCGGGCATCCTGTACTACGGCGAGAGCCCATACCGGCACAACCGCTTCCCGTTCACGCCCATCTGGTGCTACCGGCGCGGCCGCGACGGGCTGCCCTACGGCATGATCCGGGGCATGCGCGACATCCAGTACGACATCAACAAGCGCGCAGCGAAGGCCCTGCACATCCTGAGCACCAACAAGGTGATCATGGACGAGGGCGCCGTCGATGACCTCGACGAGTTCAAGGAAGAGGTCGCCCGGCCCGACGCGGTGATCGTCAAGAAGTCCGGCAAGGAGATCGTGCTGAACGCCGAGCGCGAGCTGGCCGCCGCCCACCTCGAAATGATGGGCCGCTCGATCAACATGATCCAAACGCTGTCGGGCGTGACCGACGAGCTGCTGGGCCGCACCACGAACGCCACGTCCGGCAAGGCCATCGGTCTCCGCCAGGAACAAGGCAGCATGGCGACCGCCGGCATCTTCGACAACCTGCGCTTCGCCACGCAAATCCAGGGCGAGAAGCAGCTTTCCCTCGTCGAGCAGTTCTTCAGCGAGGAAAAGCAGTTCCGCATCACCAACATGCGCGGCACGCCCGAGTACATCGTCATCAACGACGGCTTGCCGGAGAACGACATCACCCGGACCAAGGCTGACTTCGTGATCAGCGAGTCCGACTGGCGCGCCACGATCCGCCAGAACCAAGCCGAGGAGCTGCTGGCGATGCTCGCCCAGCTCGCGCCGGTGGCGCCGCAGCTCGCCCTGGTGATGATCGACCTGATCGTCGAGGAGATGGACATCGGCAACCGCGAGGAGCTGGTGAAGCGCATCCGCCAAGTCACCGGCATGCGCGACCCGGACGCCGAGGAGCCGACGCCCGAGGAAATCCAGCAGGAGCAGGCGAAGCAGGCCCAGGCCGAAATGCAGCAGCGCGCCACCATGGCCGACATCGCCAAGAAGGAGGCGGACGCGCAGAAGGCAGCAGCCGACGCGCAGAAGTCTACCGCCGACGCCCAGCGGATCGCCGTGCAGGCGCAGCAGATCGCCAGCCAGCTCGCCGGCCAGAACGTGGACACCCAGCGCAAGGCGCTCGAAACCGCCCTCGCCATGATCAGCGCGCCCCAGGTTGTCCCAATCGCCGATACCGTCCTGCACGAGGCTGGCTTCCAGTCGCGCACCGAGCAGGAGACAATCGCCCAGCAGCAGGCCGCCGCCGAGCAGCAGGCGATGGTCGAGGCCCAGGCACAGCAGCAGGCCGCCCAAGAGCAAGCAGCCCAGGAGCAGGCCGCACAGCAGCAACAGGCACAGCAGGAACAGCCGCCGGCTGATCCCGCGCAGCAGCAACCACCCATGTAACCACGAGAGGATCGAGGAATGTCCCCTGAAGAACTTGCTCTGCTGACCGAAGAAGAACGCGCCGGGCTCGACGAAGAGCATAGCGACGACCTGCCGGCCGACGACGACACCGATACCGACGACGATCAGGACGGCGACGGCAAGGACGGCGAGCAGAACCCGGACGATCAGCAGCAGCCCGGCCGCGACGACGGCAACGATGACCAGCCCGGCGACGATGACCAGGGCGAGGACGACAGCGCACGCCCGTTGCCGCTGCTGAAGGTCGAGACCGTCGAGGACGCCGAGGCGAAGCTGGCCGACATCGACAAGCGCGAGGACGAAATCTCGCAGAAGTTCGAGGACGGCGACCTGACCACGGCGGAATACCGCGCCGAGCTGCGCAAGCTGGAGAAGGAGCGCGGCACCATCGAGCGCCAGCAACTGGAGGCCGACTTCGCCGAGAAGCACAATCAGGCGCAGATCGACGCCATGTGGCAGGCGAACGTCCAGACCTTCCTCGAAGGCCACCCGGAGATCGGCAAGAGCGAGCTGCGCTGGAACGCCTTCGATAGCGTCGTCCGCAAGGTCACGGCCGAGACCATGCAGGCCGGCAAGAACCCCGGCATGGCCGACCTGAAGAAGGCCTACAAGCAGTGGGCCGAGGACCTGGGCCTGCCGGCCGAGCAGCCCAAGGCGGACGACAAGAGCGGCAAGGAGCCGGCCAGGAAGCAGGAGCGCCAGCAGCGCGAGATTCCCCCGAGCCTCGCCAAGGTCCCGGCGGCGGACATCAACGACACCGACGATGGCCGGTGGGCGAGCCTCGACCGCCTGATGGATACCGACCCGCTCGGCTTCGAGAAGGCCTTCGGCAAGCTGTCCGAGGCCGACCAAGAAGCCTACCTCGCAAGCCGCTAGGAGAGAAACGTGGCCCTGAAGATCGACCTGCGCCCAGGACAGAGCGTCCAGATCGGCGATGTCACCGTGAAGATGGTCAAGAAGTCAGGCCAGATCGCCAGTCTGGTGATCGAGGCGCCCCAGGATGTCCAGATCAAGGGGCCACACCTGCGAGATGTTAGCCAGCAGGCACCTATGGCAGCCGCCATGCCATAGGTGTTTGCGTTTTGCAATCACTTACCCGATAATCGGAACGGACGGCGCTGCGCAAGACGTGCGGTATCGACGTGCAAGCATCAACCCGCATGAGGGCACAGCGCTATGGCTCAAACAGTTATTCCCTTCGGTGATCCGAAGGCCATCAAGAAATGGTCCGCCAAGCTGTTCTTGGAAACCGCCAAGAAAAGCTACTGGGACACCCGCTTCGTCGGCGAGTCCGAGAACAGCGTCATCCAGCGTAAGACCGAGCTGGAGAGCGACGCGGGCGACCGCATCTCCTTCGACCTGTCGGTACAACTCCGGGGCAAGCCGGTGCATGGCGATAACCGCGCCAAGGGCACCGAGGAGAACCTGAAGTTCTACACCGACGAGGTCATCATCGACCAAATCCGTAAGACCGTCTCCGCCGGCGGCAAGATGACCCGCAAGCGCACCGCGCACGACCTGCGCCGCGTCGCAAAGGATCGTCTGTCCGACTACTGGTCCATGTACATCGACGAGCTGTACTTCATGTACATGTCCGGTGCGCGCGGCATCAACGAGGACTTCATCGAGCCGACCGACTACACCGGCCACGCGGGCAATGCGTTCCTGCCGCCGGATGCGCAGCACCTGCTGTACGGCGGTGATGCGCAGTCCAAGGCCACCCTGGACGCCACCGACGTGATGACCCGCCTCATGATCGAGCGCGCCGTCGTCAAGGCGAAGATGATGCGCGCCAAGGACCCGAAGACCGCGAACATGATGCCGGTCACGGTCAACGGCGAGAAGCACTACGTCTGCCTGATGTCGCCGTTCCAAGAGCACGACCTGCGCAACGAGACCGGCGAACGCGGCTGGCTCGAAGTGCAGAAGGCTGCCGCCGGCGCCGAAGGTCGCAACAACCCGATCTTCAAGGGCTCCATGGGCATGATCAACAACGTCGTGCTGCACAGCCACGAGTCGGCGATCCGCTTCAACGACTACGGCGCTGGTAGCAACGTCGCCGCAGCCCGCGCCCTGTTCATGGGCCGTCAGGCTGGCGTCGTTGCGTTCGGCACCGCCGGCGGCCTGCGCTTCACATGGAAGGAAGAGATGGACGACTTCGACAACGAGCCGACCGTCTGCGCTGGCACCATCATCGGCGTGACCAAGACCCGCTTCAACGGCCGGGACTTCGGTATCTGCGCCATCGACACCGCTGCCAAAGACCCGAACGCCTAAGTTCGGGTCAACAGGAGGAGCTGAGTAATGGCAATCATCCAATCCGCTTGGGCCAAGGGCAACCGTCAGGCTGTCCGCCCGCAAACCGCCGGCGCCAGTCATACGCAGAAGTTCACCTTCGACTTCAGCAGTAAGGCCGTCGCCTCCGCCGACATTCTGGAGATCGGCGAACTGCCGCCCTTCTGCCAGATCGGCGCCGCGACCCTGGTGCCCGAAGGCGACTTCACCGGCGTTACTGTCGATGTGGGCCTGATGTCGGGCGCCTACGGCGACGCCGAGGACACCGCTCGGACCTCGGGCAACGAGCTGTTCGCGGCCCAGGCCGTGCAGTTCGCCTCCCTGAGCAAGGGCGAGGCTCTGCTGATCAAGTCCGTCGAGGGCTCGCGCGGAATCGGCGTGAAGTTCTCCGGCAACATCGGCGCAGCCGCCGGCAAGAAGTTGCATCTGGTACTGTTCTACTACCAGACCGGCGAGTGATCCGACCAAGAGCCGGCTTATGCCGGCTCTTTCCTACCGAGGGAATCCCCATGAAGATCGAGAGCATCATCCGCCGCAAGAACGGCACGCGCGTCGAGCTGGACGATCAGGTCTACCACTTCAAGCCGACGCCGGAGGATGAACGCCACCTTGCCGACGTGAGCATCCGCGCGCACATCCAGCGCTTCCTGTCCATTCCCGAGGGCTTCCAGCCCGCCGAGATCGACGAGCCCAACCCGTCGCCAGCGTCTGCGCCCGTGCAGGAGCAGCCGGCGCCGACAGTGCAGGCTTCTCCGCTGAACACCGATCAGCCGGTGCTCGGCACCCTGGCCGGCGTGCAGAATAAGGACGGCAGCATCTCCACCCTGTCGCAGCTCCCGCGCGAGCAACTGCTGGTTCTGGCCCGCGACATGGACATCGAGAACGCCGAGAGCCTGAGCGACGAGGAGCTGGTCAAGGCCATCGAGGCCGAGCCGGTCGAGCCCGTCGATGGCGCCGACACCGACGACAAGGGCGGCGACGACGGCAAAGGCGACGAGACCAAGGGTGACGCCAGCACCGCCGGCGGCGACAAGTCTGCCGAGCAGCCTGCACCCCTGGACCGCGATGCCCTGGCCGAGCAGTACAAGGAGCGCTTCAAAAAGGCGCCTCACCACAAGCTGACTGCCGAGCGCATCAAGCAAATCCTCGACGAAGACGAGGGTGAGTAATGCCCATTCCGGTCAGCGAAGTCCTTGAGCGTGCTGGGATCATCCTGAACGATGATCAGTTCGTTCGTTGGACCAAGGAAGAACTGATCGGATGGATCAACGACGGGGCCGCCGAGATCGTTATCCGGCGCCCGTCTGCGCACGCCATCACCGTGACCGTCGAGCTGCAAGCCGGCGTGCTCCAGCGCATCCCGGTGGGCGGCATCCAGCTCCTCGACATCCCTGCAACGGAAGACGGCTACCCGGTGCGCCGCGTTGATCGCCAGCTCCTCGACGATCAGTACCCAGGCTGGCGCCGCGCGAAGGCCGGTCGGACCAAGCACTACACCTATGACGAGCGCACGGCGACGACCTTCTACGTTTACCCGGCGGCCGTGGCTGGCGCCAAGGTGGAGATGTTCTACAGCTCGCCGCCTCCCGAGGTAGCAAGCGACACCGACAGCTTGGACCTCGACCGCGTGTACATGAGCCCGCTGGTCAGCTTCGTGCTGTACCGCGCCCTGGCGAAGGACAGCGAGTACGCCGATGGAGTGCTCGCCGCCGCGCATTACGGCGCCTTCGGCGATGCCCTTGGACAGCAGAACGAGACCGCCGCAGCGGCCTCTCCGAACGTGGGTAGCGTATGACCGACCTCGACGTGTTTCTCCCGAGCATCATGCCCTACGCGCCCGGCTGCCCGGAGCCAACCGCGTTCGCGGCCATCATCAACGCGGCGCAACAGTTCTGCGAGCGCACGCGCCTGTGGCGTGACGCGGATTGCTTCGAGGTGACTGGCGACGACTGCAACGTCGTGTGCGTGCCAGAAGGCGCCGAGCTGCTGGAGATCGAGTCCGCGACCTTCAACGACCAGCCGATCGACCCTATCGCCTACGCTGATCTTCAGCGCGACTATCCGACGTGGCGCACCCATGACGGCGACCCGCGCTTCGTCTCCCAGGCATCCATGGACAGCATCGTCCTGGCGCCGCGAGGCCATGGCGGCAAGCTCCATCTGAGCCTGTACCTGAAGCCGACGAACGAGGCCGAGCAGCTCCCCGACTTCCTGTCGAAGCATTACCTGCGCGTGATCGCTGACGGCGCGCTGGGCGAAATCCTGATGCTGCCGCTACAATCGTTCAGCGATCCCGAGCGAGCCCAGTTCTACGCGCTGCGCTTCAGCCAGAGGCTCGACTCCCTGTCCACCCGCAACATTAAAGGCCAGCAGCGGGCGCCCGCCCGGACGCGGCCGAGTTTCTTCTAAGGAGGCCACATGTCCGCTGCATCCGACTACCTCGAAAACAAGCTCTACGACAACCTGCTGCGCGGCGTGAACTTTCCGCCACCGGCCGCGATCTATGTCGCCCTGCACACCGCCAGCCCCGGTGACACCGGCGCGAACGAGGTCACGCTTGCGGCGTTCCCAGCCTACAAGCGCCAGGACGCGGCCAAGGGTAGCGGCAACGTCGCGGACGGCTGGACCCCGCCGGCCGGCGGCTCCGGCAAGAACGCGCTGCAACTGATCTTCCCAGTGTTCGACGGCGCGGCGCCGATTACCGTCACCCACTACACCCTGTGGGATGCGCTGACCGGCGGCAACTGCCTGGTCTCGGGCCAGCTCGCATCCAGCCGGACGCTCAACGCCGGCGACGTGTTCGTCGTGGACGTGCAGAAGCTGACTGTCTCGGTGCTGTAACGTGAACCTGTTCCCCGTCAATGCAGCCGAGGTCAACGGCTCCAACGAGGTTTGGAGTTGGTACGGCTCGTCTGAATTGGCGGTTCAGGCGGGGGGCGAGATGCTTATCGGCGTCCCCCTGTCTGGCTCCGCGAGCATCGAGGTCAACAGCTCCGTAGAGGCGCGCGCGATCTTTTATCCGAGCTTTCCCGAAGCCGGCATCGCGCTCACCTCTACTGGCGAGGCGCTGTATGGCCGAACCGGCTCCGGCACCTCCATCATCGAGATCAGCAGCACGGCGGACGGAACCCGCTGGGTGCTGGGTGAAAGTACGTCGGACATCGTCTTCGAGGCCGAAGGCGAAGCCCAGGTTGTCGCGCCGGCGGCTGCCTCGTTCGACATCATCATCAGCTCGACCATCGAGGAGCGCGTTACCCCGGCCATCATGGGCGCTGGACAGTCTCTGATCGAGCTGCGCACCGACCTTGCTGGCGCCGTTGGCAGGGCTGTCCGCCTGGAGGCCAGCTCGCAGATCGTGCTCGCCAGCAGGGCGATCCCGCGCCTCGTGATCGACTCTCCTCCGGGCAGCTCCGACATCCTGCTGAATGCGCTGGGTGATGCACGCTTCGGGCGGAAAGTGTACCTTGAGCCAAGCGAGGCCGTGATCGAGCTGTTCTCGCGTGGCGAAAGCGGGCGGCAGCGGTACATCTACGGCGAGGGCGGGTCTGTGATCGCCATTCTCGCCGGAATGCTCCAGGCCGGCATCCCGCCGATCCCGGCAATCTACGTCCCGGCGCCGAGGTCTCGCACCATCATCGTTCAACGCGATCCGCGCGACATGATCGTCGCGCGAGAGAACAGGAGTATCTGATGCTCGCAGTCAACAAGCGCGCAGATGATCGGCTCGACTACGACGTGAAGTTCGAGAAGTGGGTCTCGGACGACGACACGATTACCGGTGCCGAGGCTCAGGCCAGCATCAAGAGCACCGATCCCGATGCAGTGACCGACCTGACCATCGACTCGGTGCAGGTCTTCGGCCTGACCGTGAAGCTGTGGCTCTCCGGCGGAACCTCTGGCGCGACTTATGCCGTGCTCGTCACCGCCTCCACCGGACAGGGCCGCGTGAAAGAAGAAAAGTTCGTTATTCGCATAAAGGATTGCTGATATGTCCGTCTTGATCAAAAACAATGCGTCGAGCCGGCTTGCGTCATCGCTGGCGGTTGGCGGAACCTCTTTCGCAGTGTCGGCCGGCGAAGGCGCGAAGTTTCCCGTGTGCGCTCCGCCCGATTGGTTCCCGGTCACTGTCATCAATTCCGCCGGCGAGATGGAGATCATGCGCTGCACTTCGCGCAGTGGCGACGTGCTTACCGTTGTGCGCGCAAGCGAAGGGACGGCAGCGCGGGCATTCAGTCCTGGCGACCGTGTCGAGCTGCGTATCACGCAAGCAGTAATGGCTGAATTTTTGCAGAACGCTGATTCACGCCTTGGATCGGCCGCCTGGGTCAATGCGCAGGCGTCCGTTGGCGACACGACTGCTGGAAGCCTTATGCGTCTCGGAGCCTTTGGCTGGGGCACCGAAACTCTGGAGACTGCAAGCTCGATACATTCCTATCGGACATCCGCTAGGCTATTCACTCCCGAGACGACAGACGTAGCTGCAACTGGCCTTCAATATGGAACGATGGTCACTTTTGCATTTGAGGTGCCATCTTTCAGGGCGGCGCAACTGTTCTTCTCGCAAATACCTTCCAATAAGATCATGTTTCGAGTTGGCGATTTCCGCTCCGCGCCTATTCTCGAACTTTGGCATACCGGAAACTTCAACCCTGCCGTCAAGGTGACTGGAGACTATTCGACGGTAATGGGCCTGTACGGCAATAACCTGAGCGTGCCCTACATGCGTCGGGACTCCGATGGTGCGATCTGCTGGTTGCAGCCGGCGCTCAACTTCACCCCGGTCCAGCAGGGCGGAGGCGCCTACCAGACCAATGACAAGGTTTACCTTGGGTACAACGGATCAACCGCAGTCCGTGTTCAGGTGGGCGGCAGCTTCGATATGGGTGACATCCTGACCGACTCGAATAGTAAGGAGAAAATCCGTCAGCGATTGGTAGACTTCAATACTGGCGAGATTGGAACTTATGCGTTCTTGAGGAACAACACGGGCGGGAATGTTAACCCTGGCGGCACTTACTCTGGAGCAAATCTTATCTACGGCTCCAGCTACCCTGGAGATGGTGGTTTATCGCCGGGCGGGGTGTGGCGCTGCATGGGTGCTGCTTCGGTCAACCAAGTGACACTTTTCTTGAGGATTAGTTGATGAGCGATGAAGTGAAAGAATTTGAACCTTACGTGCCGCCGCCCGTATACACGGGTGCTCGGCTCCCTCGCTGGGCCGATGCTGCGCACACGATGATCGACCTACTGGTGACGTTCCCCAATTTCGGGGAGTTGATGTTTACAGCCAGCCCGCGCGACACGGCGGAGCACGGCCGCGAGCTTTTCGCGCGCGCCCTAAAAGGCGATTTCGGCCCCATTGCTCCGTATCAGCCTCCCACTTATACCGACGAGCAGCTTGCGCAAATGGCGCGTGACAAGCGCGATCAGCTCCTTGGCGAGGCAGCAATACGCATAGCTCCGCTACAGGACGCGGTTGATCTTGGCGAAGCTACCCCGGAGGAGACGGCTGCTCTCACGGCCTGGAAGCGATACCGTATCGCGCTCAACCGGATCGAGCTGCAAGCGAGCTTTCCGCGCGACATCCAATGGCCGGAAAGGCCGGCTTGACGCTCGCATGAGCGAGGCGGGAGAATCGGCGGCATGATCAAGCGAAATCTCACTCTGGTGTCACGCCAACCCTGAAACGCCCAGGGGCGCCCTCGTGCGCGCGTGTTCACCAGAATGAGATTTCACCATGCCCGTATTGCTCGCCAATAACGCGACCAGCCGTTTGGCTGGCTCCATCGCAACGACCGATGAGCAGATCGCCCTGAACGCAGGCGACGGCTCTCGGTTCCCTTCCCCTGGTACTGGCGAATGGTTCCCGCTGACCATAATCAACGCCGCCGGCGTCATGGAGATCGTTCACGCGACCGCGCGCAGTGGCGACGTGGTGACGGTCCTGCGCGGCCGCGAGGGAACGCAACCAGCAGCATTCGCCGCCGGCGACCGGATCGAGCTGCGCGTGACCGCCGCTGTCATGGCCGAGAAGTTCGACAAGGGTGGCGGCACCATTACCGGGCCGGTCACGCTGACCGCCGACCTCACGACCTATCGGCCGGCATCGCCTGGAACCGGCGTGGTCTTCCTCGGGAACAGCGGAAGCCGCTACCTGCACTGGGATGGCTCGAACTACATCATGCCCGGCGGGCATCTGTACGTGAACGGCAATCCGGTGTGGACCTCTGGCAACTTCAACCCGGCGAACTACCTGCCGCTCTCCGGCGGGACGATCAGCGGCGGGTTTCAGATCAACAGCACCGCGCCGCAGATCAACCTGTACGACACCGACTGGGGCATGCGCTACCTGCACTGCAACGGCGGCCTCGTGGGCTTCCTGACCAGTGGCGGGGGCTGGGCCTGCTACTCGCAGAACGACGGAACTTTCATCGCCTCGGGCAACATCGGGGCGTATTCCGACCGCAAGCACAAGAAGCGCATCAGGCCGATCCGTGGCGCCCTGGCGCTGATCGAGCGCCTGCGCGGCGTGCGGTATGTGGACAAGCGCACCGGAGTCCAGCGCGTCGGCGTCATCGCTCAGGAGGTGCGCGGGGAGCTGCCGGAAGTTGTTGGCGAAGGGCCGGACGGCCTGCACGTCGATTACGGCAACATCGTCGGCCCGCTGATCGAGGCTGTGAAGGAGCTGGCGGCCAAAGTGCGCAAGCTGGAGGCTCGGTAATGGCTCTCCCAGGCTCTGGAACGATCTGGATTTCCCAGTTGCGCGACGAGTTCGGGAACTGGGGACCGCCCAACTACCTGTCGCACTACTATCGTGGTGCACTAACAACCGCGAACAACCTGAATGTGCCGACCGGCGGCGCGATCTACCTGAGCCAGTTCTACGGCGCGCAGAAGTCGGTCGCTGGCTCTCGCAGCTTCACGAGCCCCGGCACCTACAGCTTTACGATTCCGGTCTACAGCACTCTGCGCATCGACGTTCGCGGCGCAGGTGGCGGCGGTGGCGGATCTACCTATGATGCTGGTTATCCTGGCTCGAATGGTGCTGCTGGCGGCGATGCAACGGTTTCCGGCACCGGCCTTCGAGGGAACGGTGGCGCAGGCGGCCAGGGCTCGTACTACAACAAGCCGGGCAAAGCGGCCAGCGGGTCCGGGTCCGGTGGTAACGTGCTGAACAGCACTGGCGCTGGCGCAGACGGCGGCGTCGGCGGAACCTACGGGGCGACCAAGGGCGGAGACGGTGGCGATGGCGGTCGCGCGGTTAGCGACTACGGGCCGGGCGCGCTCGGCGTCGGCGCAACGCTCACGGTGACGGTTCCATCGGGCGGTAATGGTGGTGCTGGGCAGGCGGCCGGCGCCAAAGGCGGGAATGGGGCGGTCTACATCTCGTGGACCTAAGCGAGGTAGAATGCGGCAAACAGCGAGGGCTGGAAAGAAATGGCAATCATCAAGCTGATCGGCTTCACGGGAGAGGTCCCGAAGCTGAATGCGCGGCTCCTGCCGGACAACGCATCGCAGAACGCATTCAACACGCGCCTGACCGGCGGTGATCTGCGGCCGATCCGGCGCTCGCGCTTTCGCCACTTCTTCGGCGATGTGCCTCCCGGCGGATACAAGACGATCTACAAGAACGGTGCCGAGTGGCTGGGCTGGCCTGGGATCGTCAACGCTGCACCCGGACCTGTCGCGCAGGATCGTCTGTACTACATGGGCGATGGAGCGCCCAAGATGCGCGTCGCTGGCACGGTCTACAATCTGGCCGTGCCGCGCCCGGCCAGCGCGCTGACCGCAAGCCTTGTTGGCACTCCATCGTCCACGAGCCTCAGTGAAAGCCGGCTCTACGTCTACACCTTCGTGACCGCGTTCGGCGAGGAGTCGGAGCCGTGCCCTATCAGCAACGAGGTGGTCTGGAACCCTGGGCAGACCGTCACGCTGTCCGGCTTCCAGTCTCCGCCGGCTGGCCGGAATATCACCTTGCAGCGCATCTATCGCTCGCAATCCAGCACCAGCGGCACTCAGCTCTATTTCATCGCCGAGCGCGCCGCGTCCAATGCCAACTTCTCCGACACCGTACCGCCGGCATCCATCGGCGAGCCGCTGCCGTCGCTCGACTGGAACGCTCCGCCTGACGGGCTGAAGGGCCTGATTCCGCTGCCCAACGGCATGATGGCCGCGTTCATGGGCAAGGACCTGTACTTCTGCGAGCCCTGGATGCCGCATGCGTGGCCCGAGAAGTACATCCTGACAATGGACTACGACATCGTCGGCCTGGGCGCATACGGCACTACGGTCGTGGTGATGACCACGGGCAACCCGTACATCGTCAGCGGCACCGCACCGGAGAACATGCAGTCGGAGAAGCTGGAGTTCAACCTGCCGTGTATCAACGCGCGCGGCATCCAAGACCTCGGCTATGCCATAGCCTACCCGTCGAACGACGGCTTGGTGCTGGCGTCCGCCGGCGGCGTGCGCGTGGCGACCGAGGAGCTTTTCACACGGGAGAGCTGGCAGCAGCTTATCCCAGCGACGATGATCGCCGGCCAGCACGACGGGCGCTATTTCGCGGCCTACTCCTATTCCGACCGCACGAACCAAGAGCACCAGGGCAGCATTATCCTTGATCTGGCGGGACGCGAAGGCTTCGTCTCCCGCGCCAGCATCTACCCGGATGCGTTCTTCTACGACATCACCGAGAGCAGGCTCTACTACCTCCTCGGCTCCGATGTGTACGAGTGGGATGCTATCGGCGAGGTAAACGAAATCCAGTCCTGGCGCTCGAAGCCCTTCATCTTGCCCAAGCCGACGAACATGGGCGCTGTCCTCATCGAAGCTCAGGTCGCACTCAGCGACGACGAGATCGCAGCTCTGGAGCAACTGGCTGAACAAATTCGGGCCGAGAACGCGGTGATTTTCGCGGCCGGCGACCTCGGCGGCGAGCTGAATGGCGCTGCCGTCAACGCCTTCGCAGTCAACGGCGACAAGCTCAAGCCGGTGCCGAGCGTCAGCCAGACCTGCTCGGTCAACGTGTACGCGGACGGAAAGCTGGCGGCCTCGATTGGCAGGCTCAACCGCATGGCACGCCTGCCGTCCGGCTTCAAGGCGCAGAAGTGGGAGGTCGAGGTGACGGGCGACATGGTCGTCGATCAGGTGCTCGTCGCCGGTACGGGCGCCGAGCTGGCGCAAGCGTGAGGTGATTCATGTCCAGAAGCGGTAGCGAGATTGCACGCGCTCGCGCGCAGAATGCCCGGCAGACTCAGGGCGGGGTCGGCGTCGATCTGGCGACCGAGCGCGCGATAACCTCGATAGTCGAGCGCATTATGAGCCAGCGCACGTCCGAGCAGGCCAAGGCTACGGAAAAGGTGCAGGTTCTCCTCGGCGAGCGCGGCGAAAAGCGGGACAGCGCCCTCCGGCGCGGTGAGCTTCTGCTGGGACTGGAACGCCTGCCCAGGGCTACGGCCGCGCCGACCATGGATCAGTACAATGCTCTCGTTGACGCCTTCAACAGCCTGATCATTGCCCTGGCCGATCTGGCACGCAAATAGCTGGCCCGCTGTTTCGCTTTCGCATAGACTGTTTGCATTCGGCAAACGGTGATGGTATGGCGCGGATCATCTACAACGACCCGGAACGACTGAAGGACTGGGCCGTCGAGCACTACCCTGACGCGGCAGTAGACGGCGACACCCATTCCATAGGGATGGAAATCGACGGTCAGCTCGTGGTCGTCACCCTGTACAACAACTTCACCCCCCACATGTGCAACATGCACGTCGTCAGCGATGGCGGCCGCCGCTGGTGTACGCGGGGGTTCCTCGCCGCAGCCTTCGCCTACCCATTCCACCAGCTCGGACTGAACAGGGTCACGGCCCTGGTGCCGGCAAAGAATAAGGCCGCGCTGAAGCTCGACATGTGGCTCGGGTTCAAGCCGGAGGGAACCATGGCCGAGGCCATGGGCGACGATGACCTGATCGTGCTGGGCATGCTCCGGCGCGACTGCATTTGGCTACCGGAGGAGCAGCATGGGCGGCGGTAAGGGCAAGAGCAAGGCTCCGGCGCCGGACCCGAATATCGGGCTCGCGGCGATGAAACAGGCGGAGATCGCCAGCGAATGGCTGGACTTCTCCAGGGAACAGTTCGGCGTGGCGAACGAGCGCCAGAAGGACATCGACGCGCTGACCAAGCGCGTGACCGAGCAGCAACTGGCAACCCAGGATCAGGCGAACCAGTGGGCCAAGGAAGACCGTTCCCGCTACATTGGCACCTATCGCCCGCTGGAAGACCAGTTCATCAACGAGGCGAAGACCTGGGACAGCGCCGACCGGCAGGCAGCGGCCGCCAGCGAGGCGCGCGCCGACGTGCTGGGCGCGGCAGACATGCAGCGCCAGACCAGCAATCGCCAGATGTCCGCCATGGGCGTAAACCCGAACAGCGGCCGCTTCGCCGGAACCCAGCGCGCGGGCGAGACTGCTACAGCCTTGGCCGCCGCCGGCGCCGCGAACAACTCCCGCGACCGTGTCCGCCAGCAGGGCATCGCCATGCGCGCCGACGCGATCAACATGGGGCGAGGCCTGCCATCCCAGGCGGCCGGCTCCGCAGGCCTCGGCCTGTCCGCCGGTAACTCGGCCCTGGGGAACAACCTGAGCGCCAATGCCTCGTGGCAGAACGGCCTGGGGATCATGACAAGCGGCTACGGCGGCGCGATGCAGGGCTACGGCAGTCAGGCGAGCATCCTGAATCAGCAGTATGCGAACCAGCTCAACGCCTGGAACTCGCAGCAGCAGGCGAACGCGCAGGGTACCGCCGGCCTGTGGAGCGGCATCGGCACCGCCGCCGGCCTCGGCATGATGGCCTTCTCCTCGAAGGAGCTGAAGGAGGACAAGGCGCCTGTCGATGGTGCGCTGGACGCAGTCAACTCTATGCCCGTCGAGGAGTGGAGCTACAAGGAAGGCGTCGCCGACGAGGGCCGCCACATCGGCCCCTATGCCGAAGACTTCCAGGCAGCCACCGGCATGGGCGACGGCAAGACCATCAACCTGATCGACGCGGTCGGCGTGAACATGAAGGCCGTGCAGGAGCTGGACCAGAAGGTCGAGAAGCTGGCTCGCAGCATTGGCAAGCGGCCGAAGGCTGGCAAATCGGAGCGGAGGGCAAACGCATGAGCGGAGTAGGACTCGGGGCTTTCGCGCAAGGGCTCGCCGGTGGCGTGTCCATGGCCAAGTCTTTCAAGGACGGCAAGAAGAAGGGCGCTCCCGGCGCGGCCGCTGTCGCCGATCAGAAGCCCCTCGGCCTGGGCATCATCCAGTCTCTCGCAGGCGGCGATGGCGGATCGGCTGAGATCGTCGGCTCCGCACCGGCCGACAGCAGCGCCGGATCGTGGAGCGCGCTGGCGAACATCCTGGGCGGCATCATCAATTCGGACACGGGGGCCTGAAGATGGCAGGCAATTTCGGTATCGGCGTCGGCGCATTCATGGCCGGCTTGAACCAGGGCGTGCAGGCCTACGACACGATCCAGAAGGCGCGCGACCGCAAGGCGCTGCGCGACATCGCCACCCAGGGCACCGATGCGGCGAAGGCCGCGCGCGAGGCTGACATCGGCCGGTCGATCAACGTCGGCAGCAGGTCCGAGAACGGTGTCACCGTGCCGACCTACGAGGTCGGCGGCCAGAGCTACGCGAGCGAGGGTGACGCGCGCGCAGCCGCCGAGAAGCAGGTCGGCTCCTTCATGGACTACTACTCCAAGAGCGTGCTCCCGAAGTACCAAGAGCATTGGATGCAGACCGGCGAGGTGGACAAGGCTCAGGCGCTGGAAAAGTGGATGCAGGATCAGAACGTGCAGAAGGGCGTCAAGGCATGGGCCGGCGCCGTGCGCGCGTTTCAGGTGGGCGACCGCGAGGGGTTCAAGAAGAACCTGATGGCCGCCTACAACCAGCAGGGCTATTTCCAAGACGGCATGGAAGCCGTGAGCATCGACGATGTGAACGACGACAAGGGCAACCTGCTCGGCTACAAGATCAAGTTCAAGGACCCGAAGGGCAAAGTCACCGAGCAGACCTACGACGGCGAGGACGTGGCGCGCCTTGGCCTGAACGCTCTGTCGCCGGCTGAGGTGCTGTCCTACGGCGTCGATCAGTTGAAGCAGGCCCAGGCCGCGCGCACCGAGCTGGCGAAGGAGAACCGCAAGTTCCAGCGCGACATCCAGGGCAAGAGCCTCGACCAAGCCTACCGCCTGGAGGCCCAGGGCAACGCCTCGCAACTGCGCCGAGCCGAGGAGGCGGAGAAGCTGCGCACCGGCGGCGCCAGCACCAAGGTCCGCGACGCCGAGGCAATCGCCGCATGGCTGAAGCAGCAGGGCTACAGCGACGACTTCATCCGCGCCCAGGCGCCGCGACTGGTCGGCATCGAGGCGCAACAGATGTCGCCGCAGAACCGGCTGAACTCCATTCTGGAGACGCTGAACAAGAGCCTCGACTTCCAAGACCTTTCGGACGACGAGAAGGTCCGCCGCGCCTACGATGTCATGAAGATGCAGGACGAGATGCTGTCGAAGCGCTCTGGCGCTTCCGGCGGCGCGCCCAGTGGTGCGCCTGCTGCTGCCGCTCCGGTACAATCCGGCCGTGGCATCCCCGTGTGGGACAACAAGACGAACTCCCTGATTTATCGCTGAGGAAAGCCCGTGGCAAAAGCACCGCTGTCGCCGCTCGAAAAGGTATTGTCGGAAGCCCCGTCCCAAGGTCTGCCGGACTTCCAATTCAACGCTACGGAGCGGCAGCCATCGGCTTCCAGCTCCGCCGCGCCGACCGAACTGATGCCGATGTTCGAGCAGTCGGCGGTCAAGTACAACGTCCCGGTCAACGTCCTGCTCGCGCTCGGCGATCAGGAGTCGAGATTCAACCCGCGCGCGCTCGGCCAGCCTACCAAGTGGGGCCGCGCCAAGGGGCTGATGCAGTATCTCGACAGCACCGCCGCGAACCTGGGGATCAACCCCTACGACCCGGCTCAGTCCATCGACGCCGCCGCGCGCCAGATACGCGAGCGTCTGGACAAGGGTTACTCCATGGAGGACGCGGTCAAGGAGCACTTCGCCGGCCCGGATCGCCGCCAGTGGGGGCCGAAGACCGCCCGCTACGGCGAGGAGGTCATGGAGAAGGTCGCAAAGTGGGGCGGCCAGTTCCAGCCGACCGGCGCCGCCGTTGCGTCCGGTGCGCCGGATCGCGCGGGCGCAGTTGCCGAACTCCAGAAGCAGCTCGATGCCGAGGAAGAAGGTCGGTACACGGCGCTTACGCCGGATCAGGTCGAGCGTTACCAGCGCCGCGCGGCTATGATGCAGGGCGATGCGCTCGCCGCCACCCAACCGTTTGTTCAGGTCAGCGCGCCGTCGCCGCTCACCATCGAGAACCAGCAGCGCCAGCAGCAACAGCAGGCCGAGGCTCAGCCGTCGCCGCTCACCCTGGAGAACCAGAACCGTCTGGCCGCCGGCCTGCCGCCGAAGGACACCCGCGAGTATCAGGGTTTCCTCGAAGCCACGGGAGCATCGCTGGAAAACGTGCCCGAGCGCTTCCAGCAGTCGATTGCCGGCCTGATCCAGATGGCAGGCGAGGACCTGGGCCTGGAGCGCGAGCGCTTCATCGCTGACCGCGCGCGCCAGTACGGCATCACCCCCGGCGACATGAAGCTGCTGGCCTGGGCCGGCAACGAGAAGCTGATCGATCCGAAGACGCCGATCCCCGAGGCGCTGAAGACCGTCAAGCAGAACATCGCCCAGTCGCTCAACGAGCAGCAATTGAGGCAGCTCGACGCCGCCGGCATCATCAACCCGAAGGAGATTTCGGCCTTCGCGCGTGACTGGCGCGAGCAGACAAAGAAGACCATGGTCGAGGTCCGCCCCGAGCCGGAGAGCATGGCCTACTACGGCAGCGCCGCCATTGGCTCGCTGGCCGAGATGGCGCCGATGCTGGCTGCTGCCGTCGTCACCCGTAATCCGCGCATCGCAACCGCCATCATGGGCGGTCAGGTGGGTGGTCAGGCCTACGCCACCGGCCGAGAGAGCGGCCTGAGCGAGGAGCAGGCGCAGACCTATGCCCTGCTGACTGCCGCCGCCGAGGCCGCGCCCGAGGCGCTTGTTCTCGGACGCCTGCTCAAGCCCGGCGCCGGCATCATGAAAAAGGCGCTCGAAGGCACCGTCTTGGAGGGCGCTCAGGAGGCGGTGACTGCCGCGCTCCAGGCTGGCATCGACAAGGGCTACATCAGCCCCGACATGACCTTGAAGGAAGCGCTGGTACAGGTGCGCGACAGCGCCATCATCGGTGCCATGACCGGCGGCGCCTTGGGTGGCACGTTCGCCGGCGCCGAAAAGCTGACCAGCCGCAAGCCGGCGGAGCAGCGCGAGCGCATCGAGCCTACCGTCAGCGAGGACGGCGCCACCCCGTCCGCCCAGCCGGCAGCGACCACTCCGGCCGCCCAGGCTGAAACGACCCCGGCCGCCGAGGCGCCGCAGGAAATCCAGGCCGCTCCGCCCGCGCCGCAGCCGGAGCCCCAGCCTGCACCGCAACCCGCTCCCCAGCCAGCACCGCAGCCGGAGCCGTCCGGCCAGCTCGGTCGCGCGCTCCAGAACGCCATGCCCGGCCGCGCCGAGGAGAGTGCCGCCGATGGTCAGCGCGTTGCCCTGATCGCCGAGGGCCTGGAGCCGATCACCGGCGCCGTGGTCTCCGAATCCCCGGACAGCCTGATGGTGCGCGGCGATGACGGCCAGAGCTACGAAATCACCCGCGACGAGATCGCCTCCGGCGCCGTCTCTGTGATGCCCGAGGAGCAGCTTGCCGCCCAGCAGGCCGCCGCGCCCGCTCAGGAACAGCAGGCCGCCCAGCCGGTCGAGGAGCCGGCTCCGGCGGAGCAGCAGGCCGAGCAGCAGGTCGAGCAACCGCAGTTGTTCGCCGAAACAGAACAGGCGGCTCCTATGTCCGAGCCCGCTCCCGAGGAGCGCAAGCCCGCGCGCACCTACGAGGAGATGGACGAGCCCGAGCTGCGCGAGCGCTTGAAGTACCTCGCCGGTCAGGCGCGCAACTCCGGCGGCTGGAACAAGACGCTCATGCAGGAGCGCCGGAAGATCGAGAAGGCCATCGAGGCGAAGAAGGCCGAGGCCGCCCCGGTCGAGCAGCCGGCCGTCGAGCCTGCGCCCGCCGTCGAACAGCCGACCGCCGAGCAGCCGGCCGCCGAGCAGGCGCCCGTCAAATGGTTCGGCAGTCGCGAGAAGGCCGATGCCTTCATCACCAAGAAGAAGCTGTCCGACAGCCACGAGGTTGTCGAAGCCGGCCGCTCGCGCTTCGAAATCCGCGAGAAGGCGCCCAAGGACGGTTGGGAAGACGTGCCCGGCTTCACCGACCGCAGCCGAAAGGAGGTCATGGACGCCGTCGTAGACATGCGGAAGTTCAATCCAGGCATGGAGTTCCGCACCAAGGCAGTCGATGGAAAGCTGATCATCCAGAAGCGCAAGGCGCCTGCCGAGCAAGAGCAGGCCGCCCCGGCGCCTGCCGCGCAGCAGGAGCAGCCAAAGACCTCCGGCCACATCAACCGCGCCCGCAAGCTGATCGGCGCCGAGGTCGGCGATACCATCGTTCCGTCCGCCGATGTCGGCTATGCCTCCGGCGGAAAGCCCTACGTCATCGAGCGCATCGAGAAGAACGGCGAGGTCGTCGTCCGCAATGCGGAAACGAACTCCCGGACCAACCTGAGCCGGGCCGAGCTGGAGCGCGCCCGCCGCGCCGGAGTTACCTACGCCAAGCAGCAGGCCCTGGAAGAAGCCGGCGGCGACATGCGCGGCCAGGACATCAACAGCGAGTGGTCCGCGTTCGCGCCGGAGTCCGGCACCCTGAGCGTGCCGCGAGCCGAGATGCCGCAGATCAAGGCCGAGCATCGCGGCGCCATGGTCAACTTCCTGAACGCGCGCGGCATCGAGCACGAGGAGCAGACCGTCCCGGCCGACAGCCTGAAGCCGACGCAGGCGGAGTTCTCGCCCTCGAAGGTCGCCCAGGCGAAGGAGTTCACCGGCGGCGACCGCGCCATTCTCGTCTCCAGCGACGGCCATGTGCTGGACGGCCATCACCAGTGGCTCGCCAAGCGCGACGCCGGCGAGGACGTGCGCATCATCCGCCTGGACGCGCCGATCCGCGACCTGCTGCCGCTCGTGCATGAGTTCCCCAGCTCCACTCAGGCCGAAGGCGCATCTTCTGCTGCGCCGAGTGTTGCGAAAGCGGAAACTCCATCCGCAAAATCTGAACAGATCAATATCACCGTCGATGATGGCCTGATGCCGCGTGATGACATGGCAAGAATCCAGAGCCGCGCCGGTGTTGAGGCATTCGCAATTGGCAGCGATCCAGAAACTGGCGCCGTTAAATTCAAGCGCGGCATGGAGTACGGCGACTACAACATCAATCGTCTCGACACGAGCGGCGACTTCTACTCTCGTGAGGCATCCGCTAAGTTCAAGAACGATGGAACCTATCGCGTAGAGTTCGACGACGGCCGCGACCCGATTTCTGGAACATTCGACAAGGGCAACTACGTCGATAGCATCGTTGAGATATTGAAGCCGATTGCTGATGCTGTTCCGCGTGTAAACCGCTTCACTGGGAAACCAGTCGCAACCAAAGCACCTACCGCAGCGCCAAGCAAGGCGTCGCCAGCCGTCAGCGAGAACAAGGTCTTCACCGAGGACGCCGCCGAGAAGGCCCGCGCCCTGCTGCGCTCGAAGCTGACCCAGCTGAACAGCGGTATTGACCCGGAGATCATGCAGGCCGGAATCACCCTGGCCGGCTACCATATCGAGAAGGGCGCGCGCACCTTCGCGGCCTATGCAAAGGCCATGGTCGGCGACCTGGGCGATGTCGTTCGCCCCTACCTGAAGTCGTGGTATATGGGCGTGAAGTACGACCCGCGCGCCGCCGGCTTCGACGGAATGAGCACGGCGGCCGAGGTCGAAACTTTCGACGTGGACGCCCTGAGCGAGGAGACCCCGAATGAACCTGAACAGTTGGATCAGCCAAGCCAGGGAGCACTGGAAGGAGCACCTGCCGAACCGGTACAAGGAGCTGCAAGCCAAGAACCAGCTCGGGAACGCCCTGCGCGGAGCAGCGGAGCGGACGCACGCCGAGATGAGCGAGCTGGAAGCGGCCGGGATGACGACGCACGAGGCCTGGGAAGCGACGAGGGAGCTGTACCTGTTCCCGCCGCAGGAGCAAGCCGAGACGGACGAGGCGGCGACCGGAGCGCTGTTCAACGAGGCGATGCAGGTAATCCAGCCCGATCCCGAGGACGGGGTGGTCGAGAGCCGCGCGGCGTAACACCGTCGCTGGGCGTCGTCGCCGAGCAGCGCCCTGCGAACTACACCATCACCGAGGCCGACGAGATCGGCCAGGGCGGCGCCAAGACCAAGTACCGGAACAACGTCGCCGCGATCCGGCTGCTGAAGCAGTTGGAGACCGATGGCCGCGCCGCTACCGCCTCGGAGCAGGTGGTCCTGGCGAAATACGTCGGCTGGGGCGGCATTCCGCAGGCCTTCGAGCGCAGCGACGGCAGCGCCAGCAAGGGCTGGGATAGCGAAGTCGCCGAGCTGATGGGCCTGCTGACCGCCGAGGAATACCGCGCCGCCGCATCCTCCTCGAAGAACGCCCACTACACCGCGCCGGAGATCGTGCGCGCGATGTGGGGCGCCGTGGCCCGCCTGGGCTTCAACGGCGGCCGGGTGCTGGAGCCGTCTGTCGGCGTCGGCAACTTCTTCGGCCTGATGCCGCACGAGCTGCGCAAGGCTGCCGCGCTGAACGGCGTTGAGCTGGATCGCGTTACCAGCGGAATCGCCACCCAGCTCTACCCCGAGGCGAAGATCGCCCGCATGGGCTATCAGGACTACCTGATCCCTGACGGTCACTTCGATGTCGCCATCGGCAACCCGCCGTTCGGCCGCGAAAGCCTGTACGACGGGCGCCGCAAGGACCTGAGCGGCTTCAGTATCCACAACTATTTCTTCGCCAAGAGCCTGGACGGCCTGCGCCCCGGCGGCGTGCTCGCCATGGTCGTGACCAATCGCATGATGGACGTGCCGGGCGACAAGGCGCGCCGCTACATGGCCGACCGCGCCGACTTCCTGGGCGCGATCCGCCTGCCGAACGACGCCTTCATGGCGAACGCCGGCACGTCCGTGACCACGGACATCATCTTCATGCGCCGCCGCGCCGAGGGCGAGCAGCCCGCCGGCGAGAGCTGGATGGAGGTGCGCGACTACACCGACAAGGACGGCAACACCGTCCCGCTGAACGAGTATTTCCACCGCCACCCGGAAATGATGCTCGGCGACTTCGGCGCCTACGGCTCCATGTACCGCGACGGCGAGCCTGCCCTGGTCGCCCGCGAGGGCCAGGACACCCAGGCCGAGCTGACGCGCGCCATCGGCCGCCTGCCCGAGGGCGTCATGACCCAGTCGGCGCCGGTGAAGCCGGAGACCGCCGAGACCGTGCGCGCCGAGAACGTGCGCGTCGGCTCCATGTTCCTCGACGGCGACACCGTGAAGGTGCGCGGCGACGACGTGCTGGGCGAGAACACCGCCGAGGCTGTGACCTTCCCGAACGAGAAGGCCCGCGAGCGCGTCGTCGGCATGATCGGTATCCGCGACGTGCTGGCCCGCCTGCGCGGCCTGCAACTGGACCCGAGCGCCACCGACAAGCGGATCGAGGTCGCCCGCAAGGAGCTGAACGCAGCCTATGATGCCTTCGTCAAGGCGAACGGCCCGATCAACCTCGATGCCAACAAGCGCCTGTTCCGCGACGATCCGACGTGGCCGCAGCTCTCCGCCCTGGAGGACAACTTCGACAAGGGGCTGTCCGCCGCCATGGCGAAGAAGACCGGCGAGGAGCCGCGCAAGCCGAGCGCGCAGAAGGCCGCGATCTTCAGCAAGCGCACCCAGCAGCCGTATCAGGCGCCGACCAGCGCCGCGTCGGCGAAGGACGCCCTGGTCGCCAGTCTCGCCGAGACCGGCCGCGTAGACCTCGACCTGATGAGCGAGCTGTACGGCAAATCGCCCGACACCATCGTCAAGGAGCTGGGCGACCTCGTCTTCCGCGACCCGGTGAAGGGCTACGTCACCCGCGACGAGTACCTGAGCGGTAACGTGAAGGCGAAGCTGGCCCAGGCCCGCGAGGCGGCCAAGAGCGATCCGGCATTCGCCGCGAACGTCGATGCCCTGGAGGCTGTGCAGCCTGCCGACATCGAGGCCGTGGACATCAACGTCAAGCCCGGCGCGCCGTGGGTTCCGCAGGAGACCATGGCCGAGTTCGCCAACCACATCGCCGAGGGCAGCCGTGCCCGCGCGATCTACAACCCGGCGACCGCGAAGTGGTCGTTCCTGAACGTCGATGCCACCACCGCAGCCGACCAGCGCTTCGCCACCGGCCGCGTCACCCTGACCGGCATCCTCGAAGCCGCGGCGAACCAGAAGACCCTACAGGTCTACGACTCGCACCCGGACGGCAGCCGCACCTTGAACGAGGGCGAAACCCAGCTCGCTAACGACAAGGTGAACGCGGTCAAGGAGGCTTGGGATCGTTGGGTTTGGGCGGATGATGCCCGGCGCGAGCGCCTGGGCCGCATCTACAACGACACCTACAACACCAACGTCGCGCGCGACTACGACGGCTCGCACCTGACATTCCCCGGCAAGGTCGGCGACGACATCATTTCCCTGCGCCCTCACCAGGGGAACGCCGTGTGGCGGATCGTGCAGGCCGATACGACCCTGCTGGATCACGTCGTCGGCGCCGGCAAGACCTTCACCATGGTCGCCGGCGCGATGGAGCTGCGCCGCATGGGCCTCGCCAAGAAGCCCATGTTCGTGGTGCCGAACCACCTCGTCAGCCAGTGGGCCGCCGACTTCACCAAGCTCTACCCAGGCGCCAACGTGCTCGCGGCGAACAAGAAGGACTTCGAGAAGGAGAACCGCAAGCGCCTGTTCGCCCGGATCGCCACCGGCGACTGGGACGCGGTGATCGTCGCGCACTCCAGTTTCGGCAAGGTCGAGGTGGAGCCGCACGAGCAGGCCGCATTCATTCAGGAGCAGGTCGATGACCTCGACGCCTCTATCGAGCTGATGCGTCTGGTAGACGGCAAGAACAGCCGGAACGTCAAGGAGACGCAGAAGCGCCGCGACGCCTTGCAGGAGAAGCTGAAGAAGCTGATCGACGCCGACAACAAGGACGACAGCCTGTACTGGGGCGAGCTGGGCGTGGACGCCCTGTTCGTGGACGAGGCGCACGAGTTCAAGAACCTCGCGTTCTCCACCTCCATGAACCGCGTCGCAGGCCTGGGCGCGCAGACCGGCAGCCAGAAGGCGGCCGACCTGTTCCTGAAGGTCCGGCAGGTACTGAAGGCTACCGGCGGCCGCAACGTCGTGTTCGCTACCGGCACGCCGATCAGCAACACCATGGCCGAGATGTACACCATGCAGCGGTATCTCGACTATGTGAACCTGAAGGGCCAGGGCCTGAGCCACTTCGACGCCTGGGCGCGCATGTTCGGCGAGGTCGTGACCGACTGGGAGCTGTCGCCGTCCGGCAAGTACAAGATGAACAGCCGGTTCGCCAAGTTCGTGAACATGCCGGAGCTGATGCAGCGCTACGGCTCCTTCGCCGACGTGGTGAACCGTGCGGACATCAACCGCATGCTCGCCGCCCAGGGCAAGAAGCTGCCGGTGCCGAAGGTGCGCGGCGGCAAGCCGGAGAACGTGGTCGTTCCGCGCAGCCAGGACCAAGCCAACTACATCGGCGAGCCGATCAAGGACGCGGACGGCAACGACACTGACGACTACCCGCGCGGCACGCTGGTATGGCGCTCCGAGAACCTGCCGAAGAAGGCGGAGAAGGGCTCGGACAACATGCTGAAGATCATGGGCGACGCCCGGAAGGCCGCCCTGGATATGCGCCTGATCGACCCGAGCTACCCGGACTACGCCGGCAGCAAGGTCAACGAGGCCGCCGGCCGCATGAAGGAGCTGTACGACCGCTGGCACGAGGATCGCGGCACGCAACTGGTCTTCATCGACCTGTCCACGCCGAAGAACGCCCGTTCCGCCGAGGCCGAGCGCCTGCGCGACCTCGCCCGCCGGGCCGATGATGGCGACGAGGACGCGGCCGCCGAGCTGGATAAGGTCAGCCCCGACGAGCTGATGGCCCTGGACGGCGACTTCTCGGTCTACGACGACCTGAAGCAGAAGCTGATCGCCAAGGGCATCCCTGCCGACGAGATCGCCTTCATCCACGATGCCAAGACCGACCTCCAGAAGGAGGAGCTTTTCGGCAAGGTCCGCTCCGGCCGCGTGCGCTTCCTGTTCGGCTCCACCGCGAAGATGGGCGCCGGCACCAACGTGCAGGACCGGCTGGTCGGCCTGCACCACATGGACGCCCCGTGGCGGCCTTCCGATCTGGAGCAGCGCGAGGGGCGGATCATCCGCCAGGGCAACAAGCTGTACGAGCGTGATCCCGAGGGCTTCGAGGTGGCGATCTTCCGCTACGCCACGAAGCAGACCCTGGACAGCCGCATGTGGCAGACCATCGAGGGCAAGGCCAACTTCATCGAGCAGGTGCGCAAGGGCGCGTCCGGCACCCGCGAGATCGAGGACGTTGCCGGCGAGGCCGCGAACGCCGCCGAGATGAAGGCGGCCGCCAGCGGCAACCCGCTGATCCTCGAAGAGATGAGCCTACGCCAGAAGATCAGGAAGCTCGAAAATGAGCGGATGAACCACGAGCGCGAGCAGTTCCGCCTGCGCGACAGCGTCCGCTCGGCGAAGCGCAGCATCGAGCGCGCTGACCGCCTGCTAGCCGAGCTGCGCGCCGACGCCAAGCGCGAGCTGCCCAAGGAGTTCGCCCTGACCATCAACGGCGTGGAGTTCGACAAGCGCAAGGACGCTGGCGAGGCGATCCTGGCCCAGGCCGCCAAGATGGAGGCGAACGGAACCGAGGAGGCCGAGATCGGCCGCTACGGCGACTTCACCATTCGCCTGGAGCGCATCACCAAGGAGCGCTACGAGGCGCAGGTCGTGGGCGATGGCACCTATACCGCCGCCTTTGAACTCGACACCGATCCGCTCGGCCTGTCCATGCGCGTGACCAACACCGTCAAGGACCTGGGCGGAGCCATCGAGCAGGTCGAGCAGCGCAAGGCCCGTGCCCAGGCCGACATCCCGAAACTGGAGGAGCAGGCCGCCGACTGGTCGAAGCGCGACGAGCTGTCCCAGGCCAAGGGGCGCCACAACGACGTGCTCACCCAGTTGAAGCCGAAGAAGAAGGAGACGCCGCCGGCGCAGCAGCAGCCGGAGATCAAGGCGTCCATTGCAAAGCAGACGAGCACGCCCGAGTTCAAGCGCTGGTTCGGCGACAGCAAGGTGGTGGACGAGGACGGCCAGCCGCTGGTGGTCTATCACGGCTCCATCGTCCGCGACAGCCCGCGCACGCCGGGCATGGGCGACATCCAAGCGTTCGACCGCCTGTACACCACGCGATTCCGCAAGCCCTCCGTGGACACCATGGGGAGCTGGTTCAGCACCAACCCTGGCGAAGGTGGCGCACAGAAGTATTCTGGCGCCCGCGAAGGCTCGGTGATCTATCCTGTCTACCTGTCCATCCAGAACCCGCAGGAAACCACGTTCCAGCTCCTGCTGCGCCGCGCCCGCCTGCTGGCCAATGGCGTCGATGATGGTCGCATGGTCGGTGAAGCGGAGGTTAACGCCTACCGCAAGTGGCTGAAGGAAATGGGCAAGGACGGCATCAAGATCGTCCATGATGAGTACGCCGAGAACGGTTCCACCGAGTTCAAGGACCAAACCGCGTGGGTTGTACTCGAACCCGAGCAGATCAAGAGCGCCACCGGAAACCGTGGCACCTTCGATCCGAACAGTGCAGACATTCGTTACTCCATCGCCGATCAGCTCCAGCGTGCGCTGAACGACGGGTCGCGTGTCGATGCCGTGGTGGATGGCGAGCGTTTCAGCGTGCAGCCGGACGGCATGTACGAGCTGATCCGCTCCGACGCTATCGACCTGAAGTCTCCGGCGGAGATCGCCAGCCTCCCGGTGGCGGACGCCCGCGCCCGCGTCTTCGACGCTCTGCTGGCGAAGCGCGGCATCTCTATGCAGCACCAGAAGCTCGGCGCCATCAACTTCAACCGGGCCGGCATCACCAAGAGCCGGGCGAACAGCAACGACCCGGCCAAGGTGAAGACCATCCCGCTGCTGGATCGCATCGTGGACGGCGCGCCTTACCTGGGCCGCCGCGAGGCTGACGGCACCGTCTATCACTACCTGGGCCGCCGCATCCGCGTGGACGGTGAGCCGATCACCACCATGATCACGCTGCGCGAGACCCCGGACGGTCGGATCACCTACTACAACCACACCATGCTCAACGACGTTCGCACGATCATGGTGGAGCCGGACGATCCGTCCGTGAATGATCGGTACTACCGCCGCCCGGACCTGCGCTACGAGCTGATGAGCCTGTCGGCGCCGGCGAGCCCCGAGCGCATCCGTGCCGTGCTCACCGGCGGCCCGCTGGGCGCGCAGTTGCAGAAGCTGATGGATGCCGGCCGGCTGGTCGTGCATGCCGACGCCAGCACCGTGCCGGGCGCGAGCGTTCCGGGCATGCAGGCCAAGACCTACGACGACGGAAGCGTCCACATGGTCGCCGCCAACGTCACGCCGCAGAACGCCCTGGCGGTCCTGCTGCACGAGATGTTCCACTCGGGCGCCCGTCCGCTGGTCGGGACGCGCCGCTGGGCGCAGCTCATGGTCCGCCTGGAGCAACTGTACAAGCAGTTCGAGAAGTCGAACGGTCGCGCGCGCCAGTTCTTCGACGCCGCCCGCAACCGCGTCGAGACCGCCAAGCGCTACCTGCCGATGAGCGATGTGCTGGCGGTCGAGGAGTTCGGCGCCTACGCCATCGAGGAGTACGAGAGTGCGCCGGCAGCCGTCCGCCGCTGGGTGGACGACGTGATCGGCGCCATCAAGGACTTCCTGTTCCGCACCTTCGGCGTGCAGCTCGGGCAGGTCACGCCGGCGCAACTGCGCGCCATGGCCCTGGCTGCGATCCGCAGCGAGGCCCAGGCGCCGGGCGCCTCCTCGATGGACGGGGAGCGGTACTCCATCGCCAGCCTGCCGGAGAATGCCCCGAACGATACCGAGGTGGAAGGCTGGTTCAGCCGGAAGCTGACCGACGCCATGGCCGGGCCGCGCAGCGGCGGCCGGTGGAGCATCCTCTCCCTGGCGCCCATGGACCGGATGGTCGAGGAGCTGGCCGGCGGGAACCAACCGGCGCAGGAGTACCTGAACCTGAAGCGCGACATGGACGCCTACCGCTCGAAGAAGCATCAGCAGTTCGACACCATCGCCCAGCGTTGGCTGAAGCTGATCGCCTTCGACCGGAAGGGCGCGCAGGAGATGGCCGACATCATGCACGAGGCCACCCTGGCGCAGACCGACCCGGCCGAGCCGTTCAAGACCTCGATCACCAAGGCCGACGAGCAGGTGATGCAGTACCGTCCGAACAGCGAGGCCGCCGAGGAGGCCTTCGCCAAGAAGGCGGCCGACGAGCGGCGACGCGAGGAGCACAAGGCCCTGGCCGAGCGCTTCCGCAAGCTGTCGCCCGAGTTGCAGGCGCAGTACCGCGAGGTCCGCGACGCCTACAAGCAGATGACCGAGGAGCTGGACGCCATCCTGATGGCGAACCTCGGGCAGGCCCTGGACATCGCCGGCCGCAAGGCTGAGCGCCAGTACGAGAAGGACATGCAGGAAATCCGCGACGACGGCCTGACCGGCGACGCGCGGAAGGAGGCCGAGGCCGCCGCGCTGAAGAAGTACAACACCGCCATGTCCAAACAGCGGTGGAACAAGCGCGCCCGCATGACCGAGCTGCGCCAGCAACTGGAATCGAACCGCGTCGCCGGCCCGTATTTCCCGCTCGCCCGGTTCGGCGACTACTTCGTCACCGTGCGCGACCGCGACAGCGGCGAGGTCCTGAGCTTCTCGCGCTTCGAGACCCGTGCCGAGCAGCAGCGTTTCGCCAAGCAGGCGGCGCGCCTGGGCTCTGTGCAGACCGGCCTGCTGAACAACGACGCCGACGTTCGCGGCTCGGTCGATCCGCGCTTTGTCTCGGACGTTGAGGACATCCTGTCCGGCGCCAGCGTTCCCGATTCCGTCAAGGATCAGGTCTGGCAGCGCTTCCTCGAAAGCATGCCGGACATGAGCATGCGCAAGGGCTTCATCCACCGGAAGGGCCGCTCCGGCTTCAGCTCCGACGCCCTGCGCGCCTTCGCCTCGCGCATGTTCCACGGCGCGCACCAGCTCGGCCGCCTGAAGTACGGCGCGCAGATGCAGGAGCAGCTCGACCTCGCCAAGGATGCGGCGCGCGTCAGCGGCAACCCGGAGCGCGACACCGCCGTGGTGAACGAGCTGAACCGCCGGCATGACTACGTCATGAACCCGAAAGGCGGGGCGCTCGCCCAGCACATCACGTCCGCCGCGTTCGTCTACCACCTGTCGATGTCGCCGGCGGCCGCGCTGGTGAACCTGTCGCAGACCGTCGTCCTGGGCGTGCCGATCATGGGCGCCAAGTACGGCGCCGCCCGCACCACTGTGGAGCTGAACCGCGCCCTGGGCAACTTCATCACCGGGCGCGGCCGCGCCGAGCGCTCCTCCGGCCTGACTGAGGACGAGCGCAAGGCAATGCGGGCGGCCTACGACTCCGGCGTGGTGGACAGCTCGCAGTCGCACAACCTCGCCGGCGTCGGCGAAACCGGCGTCGAGTACAGCCCGGTACGGAACAAGGTCATGGGCATCATTGCGTGGCAGTTCCATCAGGCCGAACGGCTCAACCGTGAGGTGACTTTCCTGGCTGCCTACCGGATGGCCCGGAAGGATGGCCTGGACCACGAGCGCGCCGTCGATCAGGCCTCGCGCATGACCTACAAGGTGCATTTCGACTACGGCAACACCAACCGCCCGCGCGCTATGCACGGCGACGTGGCGAAGGTCGCCCTGGTCTTCCGCAACTACCAGATCAACATGCTGTGGCGCCTGTTCCGCGATACCCATCAGGCGCTGCGCGGGGACAAGGAAGGCCGCCGCGAGGCCGTGCGCCAGTTGGCGGGCGTCACCGGCCTGATGGCTCTGAACGCCGGCGTGCGCGGCGTGTGGCTGTACGGTCTGGCGATGGCCCTGGCCAGCATGTTCTTCGGCGACGACGCGGAGGAGCGCTTCAAGAAGGCGACCGTGGACCTGCTCGGCCCGACCGCCGCCGGCTTCCTGCTGAACGGCGTGCCCGGCCATGCCCTGGGCATCTCCATCTCCGAGCGCGTCGGTATGCCTGACCTGTGGTTCCGCTCGCCCGACCGCCAGCTCGAAGGCGAAGACGAGTTCAACTACTGGCAGACCCAGCTCCTCGGCGCCGTTCCCGGCATCGCGCAAAACATGTGGCGCGGCTGGAATCAGATGCTCGACGGGCACGTCTTCCGTGGCGTCGAGACCATGTCGCCGAAGTTCATCAAAGACATGATGCGGGCTGGCCGGTTCGCCACCGAGGGAGCGCAGACCCTGCGCGGCGATGCCCTGGTGGACCGCTTCAAGCCGAACGAGATCGTGGCGCAGTTGCTCGGCTTCACCCCGGCGGTGCTCGCGGAGCAGTACGAGCGCAACTCGGCCCTGAAGAACGCCGAGAAGCGGATCATGGACGAGCGCCGGCGCCTGATGGACCGCTACGCCACGGCCTACAAGCTGAAGGACCGGGAGGAGATGCAGGCGATCCGCGAGGACGTGAAGGCCTTCAACAAGGAGCACCGGGAGGTCGCCATCACGGCCGAGACCATCACCCGGTCGATCCGGTCGCGGCAGCGGTACAGCCAGCGCACCGAGGGCGGCGTCGCGCTGAACCCACGACTTGACCGGCGCCTTCGTGATAACCTCGGTGACGCTATCTATCGGTAACGGGGAGCACGCCGCGCAACTGGCACCCGATCTGGTTGCGCGGATCACCTCTTGGACCATGGCGACGGGCATGGAATCGGGCGCATCCCGTCACTTCACTGTTTCGATAATGGCAATATGCTGTATAGAATGTGATCAGCAGCGCATGACGTGCCGCCCCCCGTGGAAACTGGAGGCACGTCTGTGCGCAAGAAACTCACCGAACCCGATATTCAGAAAGCCGCCGACTCCCTGTCGGTGCCGGTCGCAGCCGTGAAAGCGGTCTGCGCTGTCGAGAGCCGTGGCGACGGCTTCCTGCCGGATGGCCGACCGGTCGTCCTGTTCGAGCGCCACATCATGTACCGGCGCACCAAGGCCAAGTACGGCTTCACCCGCGCCGACGCCCTGGTCGAGCGCTACCCTGACATCATCAATCCGAAGCCCGGCGCCTACGGCAAGGAGTCCGCGCAGCCTGATCGCATGGACCGCGCCGCCAAGCTGATCGACCGGGAGTGCGCCCTGGAGTCGGCGAGCTGGGGTCTGTTCCAGATCATGGGCTACCACTGGGATACGCTCGGTTATCCCACGCTCCAGGCCTTCATCAACGCCATGTACTACACCGAGGGCGACCAGCTCGACGCCTTCGTCCGGTTCGTCAAGGCGAACCCGAAGCTGCACGAGGCGCTGAAGCGTCAGGACTGGAAGACCTTCGCGCTCCTCTACAACGGCCCGAACTACGCGGCGAACCAGTACGACACCAAGCTGGCAGCCGCCTTCAAGAGCGCGGGAGGGGGCATTGCCTGATGGACGAGCAACCGCAAACCCTGTGGGGGATGATCGGCGCCGGCCTGACCAGTCTTGTGATGGGCGGCCTGTGGCTCCGCACGAAGCTCTCCAAGGACGCGGCGGAGATCGCCAACTCCAGGGCCGAAGTGGACATGATCGACCGGCTCCAAGAGGAGAACAAAGAGCTGCGCATGAGCCTGCAAGAGGTCACAGCCGAGCGCAACAAGCTCTACCGGGAGGTAGGCGAGCTGATCGGCAGCGTCCGCGCCCTGGAAACCAGCCAGAAGATGCTGGAATCGCGCATCGAACAGATGAAGCAGGAAATTGTCACACTGCGGGGGGCGCTGGAGAGGACTGGAGATGAACGACGGTCGCAGCACTAACTGCAAGGTCGGCTTCCGCAGCGCGGAAACCTGGGGCATCGTCGGCGTGCTGTTCGCCGCCGGCGTCGCCATCGGGTTCCCGCTGGGGATGATGTGGGAGCGGAGCAGCGCGGAACAGCGTATCTCCGCCCTGAATGCCGCCTATGCCGAGGCGCTGAGCGCCAAGGACGAGTCCATTCACATCTGCATCGCCAAAGCGACCGAGGCCGCCAACAAGGCGGAAACGGCGGTCGAGAAGGCTACGGAGCAGGCGAAGTGACGCTCAAGGGCTACGCCGTTCTCATCCTCTCCTCAATCCTGGCCGGCGCCATCGCCGCCGGCACCGCGCAGGGCTGGCGCTACGGCGAGAAGCTCGCCGACAAGGACAAGGCCTACAGCCAGCTCCAGACCGACCACGCGACCGAACTGAAGCGCATCTCCGACGAGGCGCAGCGGGCGACCGCCGGCGCCCTGGAAAAGCAGCAGGCCGCCGAGCAGCGGCTGGCCGACTCCGACCGCAAGCACACCGAGGACCTGAAGAATGCCCAAGCCGAGAACGCTCGTCTTGCTAATGCTGTTGCCGCTGGCGAGCGCCGGCTGCGCGTCCAAGCCCGCTGTCCAGCTCCAGCCGGTGGCGACCAAGGCGGCCAGAATGCCGCCGCCGGCGGCCTGGGCGATGACACCACCGTCGAACTCGCTGGAGCTGCTGGACGCAACGTTCTTGCCGCCCGAGGAGGCATCCTCGAAGACCGGGCGAAGATAGCCTATCTGCAAGACTACGCGCGGCAGTGTCAGGCGCTCCAGCAGCCGTGATACAGTAGCACCGCAGCTAGGCCGGCCAGCCGAAAAGGAGTCCGCTCACTCCCTGCTGCATCCCCACCCGAGCGATCACATGGAGAGCGCCATGTATGAAGCAGCAGCTTCCCACCAAGGCAGAGCTTGAACGCCTTCTTTCCTACGATCCAGAGACCGGCATTTTCCGGTGGAAGGTAGCGCGCGGCAGGGTTCGCCCTGGCGACATCGCCGGCAAAACCAACAAGGACGGGTATCGGGTTATCAAGGTCAGTCAGGAGTACCACTACGCGCATCGCCTCGCGTGGCTATTTGTGACGGGCTCCTGGCCGGCGGGCGAGATCGACCATCGCAACCGCCGGCGCGCCGATAACCGATTCGATAACCTACGCGACGCAACGCACGCACAGAACCTGCTCAATCAGCCAGGGCGCGGCCGTTCTGGCGCCAAGGGTGTCAGTTGGAAGAAGAAAGCCAGGAAATGGAGGGTGCGCGTGCGCATCGAGGGAACCCCGCGCGAGATCGGTCTGTTCGACGACTTCGAGCTGGCCGAGTTCGTCGCGGCGGAAGCGCGAAACCTCTACCACGGCGAGTTCGCCTGTCACTGAACTGTGGATAACCGGCGCGCGTGGTAGAGATCGTGGTATACCCCGCGCCGGGTACGGAAATTCCGCAAGCGTAGCAGTACCTTAGCTGAACAGTTCGAGCGTCTCCGTCTCCGCCATTTACCTTTCCCAGCTTTTCCCGACCTGATCAAAACCTGTTGATAATTCAACGGGTTAGGCCTCCTTTTCCGTCCCATTCACTCCCGACCTTTCCCGCCCAATCCCAGCGCCACCTGGGTAGGAAACGTGGACCGGGTATGCTGAAACCTGGGTATCGCAACAGCCGAGGAAATCGAATGCTGACCGATACCCAGCTCAGGAAAATCAAACCCACCGAGAAGACTCAGAAACTCGCCGATGGCGGCGGCCTCTATCTGTTCGTCCAGCCCAACGGCTCCAAGCTGTGGCGCATGCGGTTCTTCTTCGCCGGCAAGGAGAGCATGCTGTCGTTCGGGCCTTACCCAGGCGTTACCCTGGCCGAGGCCAGGGAGAAGCGCGAGGAGGTCAAGGCGCTGCTCCGGCAGGGTAAGAACCCGGCCACGGCCAGGAAGGAGCAGGAGGCTGCCGCGATCTTCGACGCCGGCACCACCTTCGAGGCGGTCGCCCGCGAGTGGCACGAGGCCAACAAAGCGAAGTGGACGCCCGTTCACTGCTACGACGTGTTGCACAGCCTGGAGCGCGACGTGTTCCCCGAGCTGGGCGCCCTGCCAATCAAGTCGATCACCGCGCCCATGGTGCTGAAGGTCCTGCGCGCCATCGAGAAGCGGCCGGCGGTGGAGACCGCCCGGCGCATCCGGCAGCGGATGTCCGCCGTGTTCGTCTACGCCATCGCCTCCGGCCGTGGCGAGAATGACCCGGCCGCCATCGTCCAGGGCGCCATGGCCCCGCTGAAGAAGGGCCGGCAGCCGGCCATCACCGACCTCGAACAGGCGCGCGAAATCATCCGCAAGGTGGACCGCGAGGGCGCACACCCGGCGACGAAGCTGGCGATCCGGCTGCTGGCGCTGACCGCGCTCCGCCCCGGAACCCTGGCGACCACGCCCTGGGAGGAGCTGGAGGATGTCGAGGACCTGTGGATCGTGCCGGCGGCGCGGATGAAGCTGGCGCTGCACCTGAAGGACGACGAGGCCCGCGACCACCTCGTCCCGCTGTCACGGCAGGCCCGCGAGGTGATCGAGACGCTGCGCCCGCTGACCGGCCGCTGCCCGTTCGTGTTCCCGAACGGCCGGCACGCGCACAAGCCGATGAGCGAGAACGCCATGGGGTATCTGCTGAACCGGGCGGGGTATCACCACCGCCATGTACCCCACGGCTGGCGGTCAACGTTCTCGACGGTGATGAACGAGCGCCACCCCCAGGACAGCCGCATCATCGACCTGATGCTGGCGCACACGCCAAAGGACAAGGTCGAGGCGGCGTACAATCGCGCGGCGCATCTGGCGCGCCGCCGCGAGCTGGCCCAAGAATGGGCGGACCTGCTGATCGTCGATCAGATGCCGCTGGAAGAAGTCGTTTCCGGCCGCAGGCGCGGCAAGGCGTCGATCCACGCCTCGACCTGAGACTCGCGCCACCGCGCGGTAAACCCGCCGATCTTGACCGGCGCCGGGAAGGTGCCGGCCTGGATGTAGCGGTAGATCGTAGAGGAGCCCAGCCCGGTCTTCGTCTTCACGTCGCGCAGGCGGAGCAGGCGATCACCGGACTGGATGGAATGAGCAGACGACAAGGAGCCCTCCTGTTTGCGAAATCGAAACGCTCGATAGCACGACGCAAACAGGAGGGAAAGGGACAAGGTGGGGCGCAGCAGGATTAGAAATGGCACCCCCACTGCCATCCGATCAGGCTCTTGATCAGCGGGAGGGCCAGCGCGGCGCCGCCAATGACCGTCGCGGCGATCAATGCCGATCCCCAGGTAATGGCCCTGACGCGCAGTATGCTCCGGTTTATTTCGTTCAGACTCTTTTTCATGCCTTCACCTCGACCAGCTTCGCAGGATGTTCATTTGACTTCGGCCTCCGGCCAGATCACCCGAGCGGCGGCCAGCGCCTCGTCAAAGTCCATCTTGGCGCCGACCATGAAGAACGGCTTCCGGCCAGGAAGGCAGACGAGCCAGCAGGATTTGCTTTCGGTAGCCATGGATCAGGCCCTCCACTCGACGAGCTGGGTGTCGTAACCGAGCATGAGCGGGTGCTTGGGATCGCCGCGCTTGGTCAGGCCCAGGTGGCAAATCGGCTTCGCTGGGTGCCGCAGCAGGTGGAGCACGTCGCTCGGGCGGTCGCGCAGCACCTTCGGGATTTTCCCTCGGTCGCCCCAGCACGGCACCAGCAGATCGGCGTTTCGGATGATGTCGAGCAGGTATCGCGACTCGATGGCGAACAGCGGGCGGGTCTCGAATGGATCGAGATACGCACGGCGCAGCTCCCGCACGTCGGTCGCGCGGTAGGCGAACAGGTTGCCGACGATGATCCTGCTGTAGCCCCACCGGCGGGCGAAGCCGACCATCTTGCGGATGGTGGCGTCGTCCTCGGTGGCGTCGGCGGTGGACGGGTTAACGCCGATGAAGGCGACGACCGGCCCGGCCACGCCGGTCTCGCGCTCCAGGCGGTAGCGGTAGCGGCCGCACTCGCTGATGATGGCGCTCACGCCGCACCCCCTTCGCCGGCCGGCAGCGCTTCCTCGGGCAGCCCAGGGCGCATGCTCGTGTTGGCGCCCAGGATCGCGGCGTGCCAGTTGTTCATCGCGGCCGCCGTGCTGATGCAGTGGTGCAAGGCCTTCTCGGTGTCGCCGGCGAGCTGCGCCATCATGGCCTTCTGCGCGAGGTAGCCGATCAGCCAGAACCAGTCGGCCGGCTGCTTCCCTTCGTCGTGGTTGCCGCCCCAGCGCTCGCGCTGGTGCGCCGCCTCCAGCACCGCGCCCTTGGCGAAGTCGTGAAGCTCGGGGCTGTCGATCAGGCCGCGCAGCCGCTCGTTCTCCTTCGCCTCGTCGCGGTAGCGGTTCTCCCAGTACCGTTCGGACGGATGGACCAAATGCCGGCGCCAGGAGGCATCGAGTGCCGCCATCCGGCGCCCGTGCAGGGCGACGGTCATAAGCTGGTCTTCTGTCACCGTGCAGCCACGCTCACGCCAGTGCGCTACCTGCGCGTCGTGCGGGTCCTTGAAGTAGTTGATCGCCTTGTGCGGCTGACCGTGCTTCGGATGTTCGGCAGTGGCGAGATAGGCCACCACCTCCACCTCGCCGAGGTCTTCCGGCTTCAGCTCCCAGCCCTGGGATGCGGCCGCTTCGGCAAGGCATTCCGGCGAGTGATCGCCCGTCGTTGTTCCGCAGTTGGTGCCCTGGCAACCAACAGCCTCTTCCGGTTCGGCGAGCTGGCGGATCGCGTCTCGCCATCCCTCAAGCCCCGACTTCGGCTCTGCCTGCTCGCCCTGCGCTGCGAGACACTTCCCAGCCTCGTCGAAATGGTCGGGACCGACGCCTTTGGCGAAACATCCGTAGCAGAGGATTCTGTCACCGGGCTTTTCCTCTTCCGGCGCCGGGGAGGGTTGCGCCAGGGCGGCACGGGCTTGCCACGCTTCCCACGCCCATTGAGTCGGCGGCATGTAGAGGTCTGGTCGCAGGTACTGCCGATCCATCGGTAAATGCGTAGCCCACGCCTCGAACGCCGCGCGCTCATCCCCGCCTGCCTGCTCTCCCGATGCCGGATGCACCGGGCACGGATGGCGGAGCGATCCGTCGCCGCTCGGGCATGTGCAGCCCGCCGAGCGGTGTTGGGCAATGGCCGCCGGCAGCATGTCCAGGCACTTCTGCCGGTTGCGCCACGCGGTAGGCTCGTCGCGGTTCTCCACCGTTACACCTGTTGGGAGATGGGTAATGCGCACCGCTGTTCGGCTGGTGTGGAAAAAGCCGCTGTGCTCGCCAGCGTGGAAGGTGTCGATGCGAATGCTATCGGCCGTGATGACGACCGTTTCGTCGGTTTTCATGCGGGGATTGCCTCTTGTTGTTCGCCGGGCAGCGGGAGCACGCCATCGGCGGTGGCTTCTTGGATGCGCTCGAACAGCCTGCGCAGTCGTTGGACCTCGGCGTCTTCGGCAAGGCGCCGGGCGGCCTGCCGGACGGCGTCACACAGCTCGCTCGTCGTGGTTTCCGCTGGCAGGCCAAGCGCTTTGGCCAGATCGCGCAGCTCGGCGGACAGGTAAGCGCTTTCGGCCTCGATGCGCTCGCGCGCCCACTTCAGCTCGCGGTGTGTTCCGGCGTTGATCTCCTGGCGCTGTTCCTCGGCGTGCCGGATCGCGTTCTCTACGCCCTCGCGCGATCTCATAGCCTGGGCGATCAGCTCGGCGATCTCGCCGCCGACTTTCTTCCGCAGCATCTGCTGCACCGTCCAAGAGTTCGGCGCGTGGCGTAGCCTGGGCTCGTCGCGCTGCTTTACGGCGCGCTCGATGCCGTCGATCACCAGCTTCATCCAGGCTTCATGCGGAAGCGTTTCGATCACCTGCATGGTCGGCCGCTTGACCGTGCGCCATACCTCGTCGTGGCGAACGATCAGACCGCAGCCGGCCGGCACGTCGGCCTTGTTGATCAGCCCGGCGGGCACCGCGAAGATCACGCCGCTGGAGAACTTCAGGTAGCCCTGCCACTTTCCGGAGGTGACATCGCTTCGGAAGTCGCTGACGCTGACCTTCACCTCGTAGGTCACGGGCGCGAAGGTCGAGTAGCGCTTCTTCAGCAGGTACACGTCCGGGCGGATGGAGCCCGAAGGCCCCATCTGCATGTTCTCCCAAACGATGTGCTCGGGATTCACCCGGAGGCTCTGTGCGAGGTCGTGGGCCAGCTCGTCATGACCCCACGCCCGGCTCACACGGCACCGCCTTCGCCGGCCTTGTCGGCGTGATCGTTCATCGCCCTGACCATGGCGAGGACCTGGGCGTCGTTCAGTTGCTCAGGTTTCAGGTTCCGAAGCGTGTCGCGGGCGTTCTCCAGCCTGACACGACGCCGGGCCTCCTTCGTCGGCTTTTCCAGGGAGTCGCTGCTGCCCCACCTGGGCGGGCTCTCGTACTGGCGGCCGTCCTTTCGGCGGAAGCGACGATTACCTTCGAGCACGATCAGCGTTGGAGTGACACGGGCAACCTTGGCGACGCAATCTCGATTGTGAAAGCCGTAGCCGGATTTCAGGATCACGGCGTCGCCGGGCTTCAGGCTCTCCAACCACTCGTCGTAGGCTTTCCGCTCCGCGATATTCATTCCGGCATGCCCTCCACCTGCTGCACCAGGGAGGAGCCGCAGTCCGGGCAGCCGCAGCGCGCCGCCGGGCGATCCATGGTTTCGCACCAGCGGCCAGCCGGGAAGCCGATGTCGGCGAACGGATCGACCCACAGACCATGCTTCAGGGCGATGTGCATGGTCTTCTCGGCGAAGTGCATCCACTCCTGGCTCGTCGTCACCGCGACTTCATCCATCCAGGCCATGTGCGGATCGAGCTTTTCCACCAGCTCGGGGTTGTGGTTGAGTTCGGCGCTGAAACGCAGCAGGCGGGCCTCGCGCAGCAGCTCCAGGCGGTTGATGCCCTTGATCGAGGCGTCCACCTCGGCGACGGCGCAGTGCTCGACGGCCTCGCGCAGCTCGCGCCATTGCGCGGCCTCGGTTTCGGTCGTGGCTTCGGCGATGCGTTGGTCAATCAGACTCAGGTTCATGGTTCGTTTCCTCGTAGAGTTTTTCGTTGTAGATGCAGCTCCCGCCTCCGCGCCGATGAGGCGCACCACGGATCGAGAACCAGACACCATCGCAGTGACAGAGCTTGCTCTTGGCGCGCCAGGGCCGGCTGTTCGCCCACTTGTCCACCCGGTAGGTGCCGCCGCACGGGCAGCGCCTGGGGCGCAGGTACTCCTCCGGCCGCTGGCTCAGGGTTTTTCGGGCGCCGCACTTGCGGCATCGGCAGTGGATTCGCATTGCGCTCCCTGCTTCTGGCGGTCTTCGAACTCGATCACCTCGGAAAGGCGGTAGGTCACGCCCTGGCCGAAGCCCCCTTTCTTGCCGAGCGGATAGGAGGGCGGCACCTTGCCGCCTCCTTCCTTGCGCCAGCGCTTGATCGTGCGCTCCGATTTGCCCCAGCGCACCGCAAGCTCCCGCTCGGAGATCATGCGGTCGTCGGTCATACGCGGACGCTCACGCTCTTGTCCTCGTAGGGTTCGCAGCCCGGAATGCTCAGGCTGCCCTTCAGCGCCTTCGCCAGCCCGTCGAGGACCTGCTGATTGACTTCGAGGAGCGCCATGTCGGCGCGGCCCTCGGCCACGGCCTTGATCAGCGCCATCTTGTCGGTCACGCGGCCTTTCCAGACCGAGCGGGTGCTGATGCCGGAGAGCTTGGTCTGCTCGGCCTGGGGAACGACGGGCGCGAAGGTCAGCTCCTCGCTGATCGCGGCGGCGGCTTCGTGGTCGCCGGCAGCCTCGGCCTCGGCGATGCGCTCCTGGCGCTCCTCCTCCTGGCGCTGGCGCTCGGCCTCTGCCTCGGCGTTGATCCGGCGCTGCTCTTCTTCGATGCGGCGCTGCTCGGCCGCCTGGAAGTTCACGATGGCGCCCTTCAGCACCTTCTCGGCGTTCGCCAGGAAGTCGAGCGGCCGCTTGAAATGCTTGTCGATGGCGCGGCCTTCTTCCAGGCTCGGCTTCTTCAGAGTGGTGCGCAGGTTGTCGAGGTCCTTGGCCTTGGCCTTGATCGACTTCAGGTCCTCGGCGGCGGCCTCGGCCATCTCCGGGGAGTCGATGACGTAGGACTTCGCCACCTGTTCCCAGTTGATGGCCTCCTTCTCGGCGGCCATGGCCTCTTTGCTGTCGGTGATGATGGCGGGGAGCTTGATTTCAGTTGCCATTGCGGAGTCTCCAATGGTGGCAAGTAAGGGCCGCGAGGAAGACCGAGCGGTCGTCTCGGGCGGTCATGGGTTCAAAGCGGTATTGATCGGTGCCCAGGCGGAGGATCACCCGGTCATCGGTTTTCAGCCCGTCCTGCTCCTCCAGGGCGAGGTCGTAGGCGGCCGTCTGCAAGCCCATCACGGGGTACACGTCGGCCGTGGTCTTGATGTCCGCGAGCGTGGCGCGCCCGTTCAGGTAGCCCCACAGGTCGAGCGTGCCGGCGAAGCGATACTTGCGGCTGAGGACGCGACGCTCGGTCAGGACAACCTCGAAACCGCTCTGCTCCAGAAACAGCAGGTACTGGTCCACATACGGGCGCGCCTCGTCGTCGAGCGCGTCGTAGTCGAGCGTTCCGTGGTTGACCTGCTCGCAGGCGGTATGCACGGCCGTGCCGAGCGCTGCCTTGCGGGCCAGCACCTCCGGCGGGATGTGGCTGAGGTCATTCAGCGGCTTCAGGATCGTGGTGACGCCCGGAATGACCTTGCCGTCCAGCCGGTAGGTGTGGGTTGCGGCGTCGAACGTCAGGCCGCTCACGACTTGATCCAGTCCATCGCGTCGTTGACGAGCGAGCGCGGGATGTCTTCGAGCGCGGCGACGCCGAAGTGCTCCAGCAGCGCCTCGACGCTCTTGTCGGCGGCGGCCAGCTTCGTATGGAGCATCTTGATCATGCCATCGGTCAGGCCGGCGCTACCGGCCGGCGCCTCGGGGTTGGCCGGCTGCTGCTCGACCTGCTGCTCGACCTGCTGCTTCGCCGGCGCCTGCTTCTGCCCTGGTTTGTTGGTGCGCGGGCTGCGCGGCTTGCTCTTGCCGGTCGGCTCGTCTTCCGGCTGCTGGCCGTTCTCGTCGAGATCGTCATCGGCGGAGACGCCGAGGATCGCGGTCACGGCATAGCGGCGCAGGTAGCTGATTTCGGCGCCGTAGTGCTTCAGGTCGGCCATGGCCGCCGGGTCGTGCAGCGGAATCGACGAAGTGATGACGCCGCCATCGGCGTGCATCAGCATCGTGTCGAGGTAGACGCCGCCATTGTCCTCGCGGATCGGCTGCACCAGGGCGAGCCCGTTCGCAGCGAGCGCCGGACGGGTGGCGGCCAGAATGGTCTCCAGATCGGCATAGCGGAACTGGTAGGAGGTTTCCTGCTGGGTGTGCTTGTTGCGGCCGCGAATGGTGACATCGCGGTTCTTGGCGATTGGCTTGAACTCGCCTTGAGCTTTCGCCAGGGCAGCATAGAGCGCGGGCATGGGATCGCGCGCCGGAACGGCGTTTTCTTCCATCGGGGATTGCCTCGGATTGTCGGTTGATTTGGGGCGCGTCTTGCGCCGTCGTTCCGATAGTAGATCAACCTGTTTGCGTTTTGCAAACACCTTTGGCAAATAGAAAGCGCATCGAGTGCGCTTTGCTGATTCAGTGGCGGGTTATGAGGACCGGCGAGGCAGAGGCCACGCGCTCGTTGAGCAGGGTATTGATGCCGAAGAGATTGAAGGTCCCAGGAGTGTATCCGCGCCTGATGGTTGCCGGGAGCTGCCGACCGTCGGCGAGCTTCACTACGCAATACCGATCCAGAAGCTCCTCGGGGGCGTGCTCGCCATTGCAGAACATCACCCACCCATCCATGAAGCCGAGCGGGCTTTCGGCGGTGCGGGCCTGGACTGCGAAAACCTCTGACGGCATCCCGTCTGGCACCATCACGCGCTCGATGGAGTCCTTCTCCACCTCCGTGATGAAGCCGTTGCCGTTGAGCACGCCGACCACCTTGCAGCGACGAGCGGTAGCCTCGACGATGCCGGCCGCCGCCATGACCTCGTTGAGTGGGGCGCCAAGGAGCTGCGATATGCGCACAGCCTCGGCCATCTGCATGCGGCGCTTCCCGTTGAAGGTCAGCGAGAGCTGCGACGGCAGGACATCCATGCGCTTCGCCAACTGGCGGAGCGACATGCCCTTGCTGACGAGCAGATCGTCGAAGAAAGCCTTGTTCACCATACTGCACTCCAGAATCTGAGCCCCTTATGCACCGCCTGTTTCGATTTCGCAATTGCTTTTCTTGAATCGGCGTTTCGATTATGCAAACATTGCCCCGGAATCATCGACACCCAGGTGGGAAAGTGGAAATCAAAAACGAAAATGACATCAACGGTGTGGCGTCCCTGGAGCTTCGCACGAAGCTGAAGCTGACGCAGAAAGAGTTTTGGGGGGCCGTTTGCGTTTCCGGCTCGCGCGGATGCGCATACGAAACAGGCAAAACGCCGATACCGGCGGCAGTTCGCCGACTGCTGTTCCTCCATTACGTGCTCGGCATCCCTACGGACATCAATGACCGCGAGGTCAAGGAACTGGCGAAGGTGGCCGCCCCGGCGCGGCGCGCACGCCGCCAGATGGATGCCGCCTCCAGCCTGATCGACGAGGCGGCCGTCCTGCTCAACCGCGCGAAGGAGACGATGAATGCTCCTCTCCCGTAGCCACATCGACCAACGCGAGGCCGACCGCGCGATGATCGCCGCCGCAACTGAGCGTTTCCTGGCCGCTGGCAATGCCGTGAAGGAGTTCTCCTCCGGCGCCTGCGCTGACCTGGGCGAAGGCCGTGACCGGATGGCTCGCGTCTTCACCATCAACCCGCAGTCGAAAGAGGATCGGCCGCGTCCCCGCAGGAAGGCGCCGGCGCGCCGCGCTCCATCCCAGGGCAACCCGGAGGCGCTGAAGAAAGCGCATGCCGTGAAAAGCGAGATGCGCCGCCGCGAGCGCGAGGTCCTGTCCGCGAAAGTGGCGATCCATGCCGGGCTCGGCGACACCATCACGGAAACCGCCAGGGCGCTCGGCATCAGCCGGAATCACCTGAAGCGGATCGCCCGCGAGCACAACATCAGCTTCACCACCACCCCCGGCCGCAAGGCCCAATAACCAAGAGGAAAGCCCCCATGTTCTTCCGTAACGCACTGATCTACCGCTTCGCCCAGCACATCGACCTGAAGCCCGACGCCCTGGCCGAGGCCCTGGCCACCAAGCCGCACCGCGAGCCGGCATCCCAGGAGCTGACGACCTACGGCTTTGTCCCGCCGTTCGGCTCTGAGCTGGTGCAGCACGTCGATGGCGCGATGCTGATCGCCGCCAAGAAGACCGAGCGCATCCTGCCCGGCGCCGTGGTCCGCGAGGAGCTGGCGAAGAAGGTCGCCGAGATCGAAGAGCAGCAGATGCGCAAGGTCTACAAGAAGGAGAAGGACCAGCTCAAAGACGAGATCATTCTGAACCTGCTGCCGCGCGCGTTCCTGCGCCACAAGGCGACCTTCGCCATCATCGGCGAGGAGTTCATCATCGTGGACGCCACCAGCGCGCGCCACGCCGAGGACCTGCTGTCTACCCTGCGCGAAGCCCTGGGCTCCCTGCCGGTGCGGCCGCTGGCCGTGAAGGTCGCGCCGACCGCCAGCATGACCGACTGGGTGAAGACCCAGGAGGCGCCGGGCGACTTCCACCTCCTCGACGAATGTGACCTGCGCGACACCCACGAGGACGGCGGCATCGTCCGCTGCAAGCGCCAGGACCTGACCAGCGAGGAAACCCAGTTGCACCTGACCGCCGGCAAGCTGGTGACGAAGCTGTCGATGGCCTGGGGCGACAAGCTCTCGTTCGTGCTGGACGACAAGCTGGCGATCAAGCGCCTCCGGTTCGAGGACCTGCTGCAAGAGCAGGCCGAGAAGGACGGCGGCGAAGATGCCCACGGACAGTTGGTCGCATCTCTGGCAATCGCGGCCGGCTCGCTCTACGAATTGATCGCCGCGCTTACCGAAGCGCTCGGCGGTGAAGAATTACCTACAGGGGTCTGAAATGACTGGAATGCTCTTGGCCGGCATCGTGATCGGCGCGGTCCTCGGATACTTCGGGCGCATGCTGGATGAACGGCAGCGCCACCGGAATGGATGGGAGAAAGGTGAAACTCTACGTTCGTAAGGTCCAAGGGGGCGTGCTCGTCCCTGACAACGACGAGACCGCCGAATGGCTCCAGAAGGTGAAGAACGGTGAGGCCCTGGCCGCCGAGATCACGCGGCCACGGAATTACAAGTTCTTCAAGAAGATGTTCGCCCTGGCCCGCGTGTGTTTCGACTACTTCGTCGAGCAGTACGACACCGGCCTTGAGTACAAGGGCATGAAGGCGCAGCCCTCATTCGAGCGGTTCCGCAAGGATATGACGATCCTGGCAGGCCACTACGACGCGACCTACGACATCAACGGTCGCGTCCGCCTGGAGGCGAAGTCTTGGTCCTGGGCGAACTGCTCGGAGGAGGAGCAGCAGCAAATCTACTCCGACTTCATCAACGTGGCGCTCAAGAAGGTCTTCAGGATGTCCGTGTCCGAGGAGCAGCTACGGAAGATGGTCGATGACATATTGGCATTCGCATGAGAGTTGAGAGCCAGAAATACCGCGACTTCGCGCGCGGCCAGGACTGCACCGTCCGCTTTCCGGGCGTGTGCAACTTCAATCCAGAGACAACCGTGCTGGCGCACCTGCCCTGTGGACAGAAGGGCACCGGCATGAAGGGCTTCGATACGGTCGCCGTCGATGCGTGCTCCGCCTGCCATGACGTGATCGACGGCCGGGTCGCCGGCGTCGAGATCGACTGGCGCGACATGCTCCGTGCCGTCGCTGAAACCCAAGAGCGCCGGATCGCCGCCGGCATCATCACCATCAAGGGCATGAAAGCCCGCTGATCGAGGAAAGGACGTGAAGCACAGCCATTACTTCAAGCCCGTTACCGGCCTGACGCACATCGACGTGTACCGCGTGCTGCGCCTGTTCGAAGTGACCGACCCGTGCCTCCAGCACGCCATCAAGAAACTTCTGGTGGCCGGTGGCCGGGGCGCCAAAGACATCAGCCAGGACGTGCAGGAGGCCGTCGATACCCTGGAGCGCTGGAAGGCTATGCGCGGCGAGGATGTTGCTACCGCTTGCCCGCCGTGTGACGCATGCGGCGCAGTCTTCGACGGCCCTTGCGGGCTTGGGGGCGGTGAGCACTGTCCCAGGACCGCCATCACCGGGACCGGGGTTGATCCCGTTGTCGTTGCCAACGTGAATGCGTTCAACGCTTTCGATGAGGCCCGCGCCGACATCATCGGCCAGAACGGCAACACCGGCGAGCACTACGAGGAGCAGGAGCCCGAGCGCCCGCGCCACGTCTGTAGCGGTTGCGGCCAGGGCCATCCGCTGCACCGCTGCACCGCCGGCAACGAGCCCGAGCAGGCTCCTGCCTACAGCCCCGTGAAGGTCGCGGAAAAGCAGGAGCTTCCGATCACTGACGGCCTCGTCGATCCGACCGGGAAACCGTCGTGGGATGACGCCCCGCACTGGGCCATGTGGCTGACCCAGGACAAGGACGGAGTATGGCGCTTCTGGAAGAACAAGCCGGCCATCAGCGGCAACGTCTGGTATGCGCGCGGCATCTACCAAGAGTTCAACTCCGGCGAGGTCGTCGGCCGCTGGCAGGATCGCCTGGAATCGGCGCCGGGGAGGATCGTGACATGAGCGCTCGCCTCTCCGAAGCAGAGTTCGCCAAGCTGAAGGGCCGGGCCCGGCCCGCCTCCGGCCATAAGCGATGGCAGGCTCTCGGCCGCCTACCCAAGGGCACGATGAACAAGACCGAGCGCGAGTATGCCGACCTGCTGGACCAGCAGAAGGCGGCCGGCGAGATCATCGACTACAAGTTCCACCCCATGCGCATCAGGCTGGCGGACAACACCTACTACGAGGTGGACTTCCTGGTCCTGCATGCCGACCAGTCGCTGGCGATCCACGAGACCAAGGGCGGCTTCACCTCCGAAAAGGGACAGATGAAGATCAAGCTGGTCGCCGAGCTGATGCCCTGGTTCGGCTTCTTCAAGGCGGTCAAGCAGGCCAAGAAGGATGGCGGCGGCTTCAGGCTGGAGGACTTTTCTCGCGGCCTGAGTGTTGCGGAAATCGAAACAATACAGAAGGATGCAGAACAATGATTCACCGATTGCACCCCGACCTACGCACCCATCTGCCGGCGCTGCTGGAGATCATCACCTGCGCCAAGGAGGTGACGGACGATCCAGAGCGCCTGACCGAGCTGATCGAGGAGGATAGCGACTGGCTGGCCGCCTGGACCTGGGCGCGCGACCTACTGGTAAACAACCGCGTCACCGGTCTCGCCGGCTCCGCCTTCGGCCTGCCTCTCCTCGATCCGGCCTACTGCGACGAGCTGGTCGCCCACGCCGAGCGCCTGGGCAAGGAGGTCGGCCACCGGCCGAACCCCGAGGAGGAGTCGCCGTACCAGATACCCGAGCTGGTGCTGGCGCACGTAGCGCCCGAGCTGCATGCCGAGGTGGTGGAGCTGATCAGCTTCCTGAACGTCTGGTTCCTGCTGATCTACCAGATCGAGGCGCGCGGTATCGCCTCCATTCAGTTCGCCAAGTACGAGCCGAACGGCACCGCGCACGGCAACTGGCACCACGACCGCGACAGCGACCTGACCGCCGTGGTCAGCCTCGCGCCCGAGCTGCACCTGGGCGGCGGCACCGACGTGCGCATGAGCCCGGTGGACTACCTGAGCGTCCCGCCGCTGCCCAAGGGCTACGCCCTGGTCTTCGACGGCAAGCACATCCAGCACCGTGGCCGCGCCGTCGAGGCGGGCGTGCGCCATCTGCTGGTGTTCTGGCTGACTGCTGCCGGCAGTGTTCCGGTTTCCGAAACGGCACAGGTAGAATAGCGACACGAAGTAGGCCGCGCTGAACGGCCAATAAAAAACCCCCGATCTTCAGCGGCCTGCCAGCCTGATCGGGGGTTCCTCGCAAGGAGGTGCCCAGTATATGGCACACGACGGCGCTTTGCATAACCCCACCACCAACAGCCAGTGCGCCCGCATTCTCGCGTGGCTCCAGCTCGGCAAGCCCATCACCGCGCACGTCGCGCGCAGCGAGTTCGGATGCGACCGGCTCGCCGCCAGGATCAAGGACCTGCGCAACGACGGGCACACGATCCACACCAAGACGATCAAGGTCTTCAACCGCGAGGGCCAGCCCTGCCGCGTAGCCGAATACTGGCTGGTGGAGGGCGGCTCGGTATGACCATGCAACGCAAGTTCCAGGGCGTTTGGATTCCGGCCGATCTTTGGCTGGATCGTTCTCTCTCGCTCGTGGAGAAGGTCATGCTGGTGGAAATCGGCAGCCTTCAGGACGAGGAGCGCGGCTGCTACGCCAGCAACGCCCACTTCGCCGAGTTCTTCGGCCTATCAATCTCCAGGGTGTCGGAGATCATCAGCGGCCTCGCCGAGAAGGGATACCTGCGCGTCGAGCAGGTCCGCGAGGGCAAGCGCATCGTAGAGCGGCGCGTCTACCTGAAGGACCCCTTCGGAAAACCGAATACCCCTTCGGAAAAGGCGGTGAACCCCTTCGGAAAAGGCGGTGAACCCCCTTCGGAAAAGGCGAAGGGGAATAATACATCTGGGAGTAATACAGGGAATAAACCAGCTCTCTCTGATGCTGAAAGTATCGACGCCCTGTTCGACGAGTTCTGGAAGGCATACCCGAGGAAAGTCGGCAAGGACGCGGCGCGGAAAGCCTTCTCCAAGCGCAAGCCGACGCGCGAACTACTGGACCTGATGCTGGTCGCAGTGACTGAGCAGTCCAAGTCTTTCGACTGGAGGAAGGATGCCGGCCGCTTCATCCCGCACCCGGCCACTTGGCTGAACCAGGGCCGGTGGCAGGACGAGATCGCGCCATCCGCGCGGGTCATGCCGGGCGGAAAGCACCATGGGCTTGATGCCAGGGACTACGGCAGCGGGTCCGAAGAGACCGTACTTGTCGGGGGGCTGTGATGCAGGAGATTTCGACCATCATCAGCGAAATGGATCGTCGCTTCGGGATCACGAAGAAGCGCCGTAGCACCTGCGAGGTGCATGGCGACTTCGTGTCCGCGCTGATCGAGCGCACCGGCAACTGGACGAGCTGCCCGGAGTGCTCGCGCGAGGAGCAGAGCCGCATCGAGCAGGAGGAGCAGCAGCGCGAGCGCGAGCGCCGTGCATCGCAGCGCGTTATGGCGCTGCTTGGCCGCTCCGCGATCCCTCCGCGCTTCGAGAGCAAGACCTTTCAGGACTACCGCGTCGAGGGCGACCGCCAGCGCGCAGCCATGGAGGCCTGCCGCGACTATGCCGAGACCTTCCCTGAGCGCCTGGAGGACGGCCGCTGCCTGCTGTTGCTCGGCCCGCCGGGCACCGGAAAAACTCACCTCGCCACCGCCATCGCCGGCGAGGTGATCCGCCGGCACCGGATGTCCGCTGTCTACTCGACCGTCACCGACGCGGTGCGACAGTTCAAGGACAACTGGACGACCCGCGCCAGGGCGGAGAGCGACATCATCGACGCCTACGCCTCGCCGTCCCTGCTGGTGCTGGACGAGATCGGCATGGGCTGGGGGAGCGATACCGAGCTGCTGTACCTCTTCGAGATCATCAACGCCCGGTATCAGGCGAAGCGCCCGACCGTGTTCGCCGGCAACATCGAGCGCGATCAGGTGCGCGCCTGCCTGGGCGACCGGGTTGCCGATCGACTGAACGAGGCCGGCGGCCGGACTATCCTCTGCAAGTGGGCGTCTGCTCGCGCGTAGAGCGCGGTGGCGGCATGGATGCTGCCGACGCCATGGGTAAGCGAAGAAAACGCCGCCTGCGCGAAATCTGGCGGCCTCCTGGGGGTGATATGTTCCTTTCCGTCGATGACTTTCCCGCGATCCGCTCGCTTGCCGGCCAGCTCCAGGCCCAGGCCGACCAGCTCCGCCAGTTCGCGGAGAACGCCTCGCGGTCGTTCATGGAGTGGCCGGAGCCGCTGCACGGCGGCGGCTGGGATGTGTTCGCGCTGAAGTGGCAGGGCGAGGTCGTGCTGCCGGTGATCGAGCTGTTTCCCTGGCTGGCGCGTGCCCTGGTGTTCAACGCCGGCTTCTCCAGGCTGGCGCCGGGCACGGTGATCGTGCCGCACGTCGGCTACACGAGCGATGTCCTGCGCCTGCACCTGGGGCTCGACTGCCCGCCGGGCGCGAGCATCACTGTCGGGGAGGAAGCGCGCGAGTGGCGCGACGGGGAGGTCCTGCTGTTCGACGACACGCTACTGCACAGCGCGCGGAACGATGGGGATCGGGATCGGCTGATCCTGCTGGTGGACGTAATGAAAAGCGGGCACTAGGCCCGCTCAAGGAGTTGTTCGAGGAAGTCGGCCGGCTGCATGCCCGCCTTGCTGGCCAGGACCTCCAGTCGCGCCCTGGCCTTTGCGCTCACCCAGTAGGAGAGCTTCACCTTGCCCTCGGCGATCCGCTTCTCGTACAGGCGCTTCGCGCGCTCGTTTCTGGTTCTGTCGGTCATTCTCTACTCCGGTTATGGGTGGAAGCGCTCAAGGAGCTTGCCGCCGAATTTCTTGCCGTCTGGCATCACCACTACCTCGCCGCGAGGGAGCGCGAGCAGAACATAGGGGATGCCCTCGTAAATGGCCTTGGCCTGGGCCAGCCTGATCTTTTCGAGATACCAGTCTCGGGAGTGCCTGCGCATCGCGTCATCCTCCCCGGCGCCGCCGGGCCGGTATCGTTGCGAAGACGAAGTAGCTCTCCGTCCAGCGCTCGAAGTAGCGCCCGCGCTCGCTGACCTCAGAGCGCCGGAACTCCATGCCCATGCCGGAGCCGCCGCGCATCGGCAGCATGTCGCCCTCGATGAGCGTCTGCACGATGTCCGAGTCGGGGAAGAACTCGACGGTGTAGGTGATGCCCTCCAGCGCGAGCACGGCGCGCGCCGTGCTGCCTTGGGCCGATGGTCGGATCGCTTCGAACATGGCGGACCTCAGATCAGGAAAGCCAGGACCAGCAGCAGGCCGGTCACGATCAGCTCGACCGGGCGCGGCATGTCGCGGTCGCCGATCATGCGCTCTCCCAGGGCGTGCTGGCGCTCGATGTGCTGTTGAACCTGCGCCGGGGTGGCGCGCTCGGCCTGGCGCTTCATGCCTGCGATCCTCTGCCCAGGCGCTTCGCGCGCTCGGCCAGCATGGCGTCCGCGATGTCGTAAGCGGATTCAGCCATCGCCTCCGGCGTCGAGCCGCGAGTGTGGTATGCATCGATGAGCAGCGAGGGCAGCACGCGCATGGCGATGTCGTCGAGCAGGTCGTTGAGGAAGTCGGCGCCTTCGGCCTGAGCCTGGGAGCGCGGCGTCTGGCCGGTGTACGGCAGGCCTTTCTTGAAGCGCGCGATCATCTCGCGCAGCGCCGCCGGAGTGGTCACGGCGCCGGCGGTGTTGGTGAAGATCGCCGCCCAGCCACGGGACAGCTTCACCTGCATCAGCTCGAACTCGCCCTTGCCCTTCCGCCAGGGCAGCTTGTTCTCGTCCATCCAGCGCTGGAACGCCAGAATATCGTCGGTTTTCAGCAGGTTGCGGTCATGGGAAGCCATGGGGGTGTTACCTCTCGTTCTTGGGGATGGGCGCCGCGCGGGCGCCCGCCCTGGTGGTCAGCCCTTCGGCTGGTCGATGGTCTGGATCGCGGTGTTCAGGGCTAGCTGTACGCGCTCCTGAATGCGCTTGTTCGCCACTCGCACGACCTCGGCGTTGATTGCCTGCTCGATGCGCTGGTCCAGGGTTTCAAGGATCAGCGCGGCACGCTGCTTCACCAGCTTGTCGATGTGCTCAGCGTGGCGCTTGCTGAACTCGTCACGCACGCGCACCGCGATGGCCTCGGCCATGTGCGAGCCATCCCGAACTTCCAGGCCGGCATTCCAGCCCTGCTTGCGGGCGAACGCCCGCGCGATTTGCTGCTCCAGATCGATGTGCGCGGCGACCTTGGACACGGCAGCATCGAGGTACTTCTGCACCTCCGGGCTGAGCTGGCCCTTGACGTACTGGCTCGCAGCCTGGGTGAGCACGGCATTCTGGAGCTGGACGCGGGCTTCGGTCCCCTCCGGGAAAAGCGCTTCGAGGGCCTGGGCATTCAGGCGGATGATCAGCTTGTTGCTGTCGCTATGAGACATGGGGAGTTCTCCTCGTTGTTGGGGCGCGCATGGCGCCCGGTGGTGGTCAGTGCTTGGTGATGCCGCCCATGTCCACCGCGACCAGAATGGCGCGGCCTTCGCCAATCGAGGCGGCGCAGTCGTTCGCCATCTCCTGCATTGTGGCAATCGCCTGCCTGAGTTCATCGACGCCGCTGCAATGGCAGTTGGCGATGTAGGTCTCGATCAGTCGCTGCGCGAGCGTCCTGCGCTGCTGTTCAGTCAGCATGTTCCTTTCCTCGGTGAGGGCGCCGCCAGGGCGCCCGGTAGGTTGATGATCAGATGTGGCAGTCGTAGACGGACAGCAGGGTATCGTCGGGCAGGCCTTCCACCAGCTTGCCGAACTCCTCGATCCATGCGCCCTGGTCTTTCTCGTCGGACACGCAGCCCCACCAGCCCATGCTGCCGCGCTCGTACCACTTGCCGTCCTTCACCACGGCGAAGGTCATGCTGGAGCGGATGCCCTGGTGGCGGATGTAGGTGGCGCGGTCGCCGGCGTAGTCCTCTGCATTCTCCCAGGTGTATTTCTCGCATTCGCGCAGGGCCTTGACTGCCGGCTGTTCGCGGTAGGCCTCGCGTGCCGCCTCGATGCCGCCGGGCAGCTCAGGCTCCGCGCCGTCCTCGCGCCAATACTGGCCGCGCACCTCGGCCCAGGACTGGACAGGCAGGTGCGGCTCGATGATCGCGCGGATAGCGTCGAACTTCTCGGCGGCCTTGGCCTCCGCCTCGGCGCGCATGCCCTCGAAGTCGATGTCCATCTTGAAGGCGCTGTCGGCATAGCCTTCCTTCGCCGGGCTGGTCATCAGGCCAGGGCGCCCCTGGATGCCGCGCACATGCGGTTTCATCTTGAAGAAGCCTGTCCAGCGCCCGCCCAGGACGTGCCAGTCCCATTTCTTGTTGGGGTTGGTGCGGTCGATGACTTCCAGAACCTCGCCGGCCGCGTCAACGCGAACCCAGCCCCATTTCTGCGCGCCTTCCAGATCAGGCTTCACGTTCTCGCCGATGGGCTCGCTTTCGCTGTCCTCGGTGACGTACTCCAAGAACGTCATCAGCTCGCGCACGGGAACTTCGATTTCCTCATAGCCCTCCGGCAACTGGAAGGTTCTGCGAGCGCCGCCAAGGGGGTCCTTCTCGCCCGTCTCCACGTAGAACATGCTCGCGTAGCGGCTGACGAGTGTTCCATGCGCAGGATGGCTTACCAGATCGCGTGTGCCATCCGGTACAACCACGCCGGCAGGAACCTTGACCATGTTGCGCGTGTCGCTCTCGTAGTCCTCGCGCTTCTCGGCGGTCAGGTCGATGCTCTGCACGAACTCATCGACCACGCCGGTGCATTCGAACTCGTGATACGGCGCGAGCTGCCTTTCCGGGTCCTGTCCGATTACCAGTACGGTGAAGTGACTCATGGGGCTTTGCCTCTTTGGTTATTGGGCCTTGCGGCCGGTTATTCGTCGGGCTGGTTGTGGTAGTCCACGTAAGCCAGCAGCAGGATGTCGTGGATCGCGCGCCAGAACTCTTTGCTGATGGTCATTCCTGCGGCCCCGCCATCAATCCAGCCGCGCTCACGCCAGTCGCTGAGAATCTGGCGCTCCTCGTCGTTGATCTTTCGCGGGTCGATGCGCTGTTCGTTCAACATCACGTACTGCGCGTAGGGCATCAGGCGCAGCTCGACCTGGGTGATTTCCTTGCCAAGCAGCTCGCGCGCCTTGTCGGCTACGGCCTGGGTCAGTTGTCCGCGTTTAGCCATGGGGATTCCCTCTCGTTATTGGGCCTTTGGGCCATGGAGAAACCGGCCCCGAAGGGCCGGCGCTCGGTCGGTGGTTGATCAGTGAGCGGTTTCCGAGGCCGGAGCTTCGGCCGGCTCCTCGTCGGTGCCGTGGCGCTCCATGGCTCCACTCGCCACAAGCATGACGCCTTCCAAATGGCGCCGCGATGCGGAGATGAGCATCAGCATCTCCGGCGGTGTATGCTCCATCGAGGGGAAGTGGTGGCTGCATGCTGCGCCGGTGTCGCCGTTGGCCTGTTGGGTATGCGTAATGACGGCGAAGAACGGGAGCCCGTGGCGCCGACAGGCTTGGTGAAGTGCGAGCACCAGCGGCTCGATGTGTTCCTCGTACTCCGCCTTACGGTCGAAGGCGGCGGGCTTGCTTTCGATCCACTGCTCAAGGTTGAAACCTTCGCTTTCCTCGCGTTCGACTTCGGTAACTTTCTCGTTCATCGGTAGCTTTCCTTCTTGGTTGGGTGCCGTCCATGCCGGGCCGGCTTCGGTTCTGGCCATGCGGCCGGATCAGTTGTCGTAGGTGACGCACTCGACGCCTTCGCCGAATGCGCTGTAGTTGGGCTTCTCGTCCGCTGCGATGGTCAGGCAGATGCGCAGCGCGTCGTGTTCGTCGGAGACGATAGGCGTTGCGGCCTCGCAGCTCGTGGCGGTCAGCCACCACACCAGCAGGGCGACGGTCACAGCGGCATCCCTCCCAGGTTCGCGGCGATGATCTCCAGCACCACGAAGGCGGCCAGGAGGGTCAGGGCGAGGCCGGCGACGGCCAGTTTCAGAAAGGGAGACATTCGTTGAACGCCTTCGGCCAGGGAGTTTTGGCGGAGCAGTGGCCGGCGGCATTCCGCTCCAGCGTGAACAGCCGAGTGCTCTCCTCGTGGGTGAGCAGTCCGCTTTGCAGGGCGAAGTGGCGAGCGCCCTGGGCGTATCCGCGTGCGGTCTCGATGCTCTCGGGGTTGCCAGGGTCGCGCAGCCGGCAGAGCGCTTCGAGGATGAGTTTGCGCTGATACTTGTTCATGGATCACCCCAGGAGGTAGACGGCGCGCGGCGCCGGGTTCTTGGCGATGTAGGCCGAGGCCTTCGCGCGGATGCGCTCCAGCTCCAGCGTCTGGCGCTCCAGCTCGGCGGCCTGGATCATGTCGGCGTCGTGCAGGGTGATGCGCGGCGCGGAGTACAGAGCGCGGTTCAGGCGCTCGCGGTAAGTCGGGAAGCGTTTCATGGTGATCCTCAAGCCGCGAAGCGCGGAAGGAAGCAGTCAGTGAGCTGGCCGGTGGTGCGGTCCATGTAGAGGCGGATGCCGAACACATCGTGCGCGAAATTCGCGTCGTCGGCGTCCAGCAGCGCCTGGAACTTCAGCGGGCAGCCGTTCGCGTTGCAGGCGATAAGGTCCATCAGCAGGGACGTGCGGTCGATTTCCTGGCCGTACTTGCGCGCCATGCTCTCGGCACGCTCGACGATCAGTTGCGCGGTTTCCAGCTCGGTATCGGTGGCGGTGAAGCTGATTTCTCGGGTCATGGCGGGTTGATCCTCGCTCGTTGGTCATTGGCTGGCGTGTCGATCACACCAGCGCCTTGTGGTCCGGCTCGAAGGCAATGAAATCGAGCCGACCGCGCTCAACAGGGTTGAAGGCAAAGAGAACCCCGCTGTCGAAACTGATCGGAATATCCAACCGATGGATTGCGCGCTTCGATCCCTTTTCACGGACCTCTACAACCATTCGGCATGCCGAGTGGCGGCGGGTCACAACGATGTCATGCGTCTCCTCGCGGAACTGGAGCATGGCCGGGGTCAGTCTTCGTGAGATTGCCTCATCGCGTCGTGCGGCGGCGCGCTTTTGATGACGGGCGACGCTCTCCATGAATTGCGGTGGGATGACGCCCTTCTTGTAGTTCTGGCGTTGAGTTTCGAGGGCATCCTCAATGCTCATGCCGTTTTTCATTCGGTAGCGAACGCTTTGCAGGCTAACCTTTCCGAAGCGCGACACCAGCTCAGGCAGAGTGCCGGTTACGCCAAACGCCGTGTATTTTTTGGCTTTATGGCGGCTACCAATGCAGGGTTTCGGAAAGAGTTCAGACTGAGGCTTGCCCCGGCGAGACTCATGGAGCCTTGCAAGCTGTTCCTGCCTTGCGAGGCAACGGTGAGGATTCGGCCATTCGATATCGTTGACCCCCAGGCTCTCCAGTAAGCTCTTGAGCTGATACGAGTAGTCGAATCCGACAAGCTGTGCGGTGCGATTGAAGCTGTGGCCGCGACGCGCACAATCGCGGATGAAATCCAGATCGGTGCTCATGAAGGTTTCTCCCTGGTCGTGCTCTCGACAGCGCACCGCTCTGGATGCGCTCTCGGGAGGCCCGGCTTCCGGCCGGGCGGCGGGTTAAGAGTTCAGCCACTCCTCGAAGGTCTTCACCGTCCAGCCGAGGTCGGTGGCGCAGCGGACGTAGATTTCGTAGCGGTCACGAAGGCTTTGCATGTTGGTGTCTCCTTTGGTGATGCCCCGGCGTACCGGGGCGGGTTGATTAGCGGCCGTGATGTTCGCGGATGCATTTCGCCTCGTCATGCATCGCGCGAATTTGCTTCGCCCACGGGTGGCCGGCAAAGCTGAAGCCGTGCCATCTGTTCGAAAGCATGTCGCGAAGCATCCAAGCGCGTTTGTTTTGAAGCCTTGCCAGTGCTGCGTTCATCGTCTTGCCCTCCCGGTCAGAAGTTGTAGTCGTAGAACCGGCGCGGCTTGGCCTCGCGGCGGAACTTGCTGCCCTGGTGGTAGAAGCACCCATCCTTGCGCAGGTGCAGGCGGATGACCGGGGCGCTCTCGTCGCTGGTGATGATCCAGCGCTGTTCATGCTGGTTGGTGCAGTGGGCAGCGAAGCCGCCAGGGATCATCTCGGGCTTCCAAGTCGGGTCGCGCTCGGCCTTCATCGCGCGCACCTCGATGATCTTGTCGGAGACTTCCCGCACGATTTCGTAGGGATGCACGTCGCTGTAGCCGATGTGGTTGGCGAACTTCCCAACGGCGCTGTTCAGGGTGTCGGCGATCCAACGAAGGGTGGACGGCAGCACGTTCAGCACGTCGGCCAGCTCGCTGGCATTGGCGGTCAGGTCCTCGGCGAAGGGTACGCAGTTGAAGTCTTTGGCCATGCGGACGATGTGGCGCTCTGCGGCGCGGCGGCCTTCCGCCTTCTCGATGGCGATGATTTCCCTGGCGGCCT